CGGCGAGTGGCACTACCGGAAGTACAAGGACAAGAAGACCGGCGAGTGGGTCGTCACCGACCAGGTCGTCATGGAGACCCAGTCGGTCCCCAAGATGAGCAGGGTTCGTGACGCCAGGAAGCTGTCGTCCGGTACTCCCATGGAGGAGGCCTACGCCCAGCACGCCAACGAGATGAAGCGCCTCGCCAACCAGGCGAGGAAGTCATCCCTCCGTGTCGGGAAGACCCCGTACTCTCCCGAGGCGGCCCGTCGTTACAAGCCCGAGGTCGAAAGCCTCCGGGCCAAGCTCAAGCGGGCCTATGCCGGAAAGCCCCTTGAGAGGCAGGCTCAAGTCATCGCTAATGCGAAGATGAAACTGCTTCTCCAGGACTCCCCGGACCTCCGGGAGGATTCGGACCGCCGGGCCAAGTACGAGAGGCGGTACATCAAGGACGCCAGAGCCCGAGTCGGGGCCGACCACTACAAGGTCGAGTTCACAGAACGGGAATGGCAGGCCGTCAAGCACGGCGCCATCACCGAGAACTTCCTCAGCGACCTGATCGCCGAGGCCGACGCCGATCACGTCCGTCAGATGTCCTCTCCTCGGGCCAAGACTGCTCTGACGTCGGCTCAGCAGAGTACGCTCAGACGGCTCAAGAAGAGCGGCTACACCAATGCGGACATCGCCGATGCCCTTGGTGTCAGCCCGTCCACCGTTCGCAACTACATGGCTGAGGAGGGATTGTGAGAGCGGTCTACATCACAACGTTCGACAATCCTTACGATCCTGCTGATGAGTTCGATGAATGGTTCAGGTTCGATGAGGTTCATCGTTATGGAACTTTGAACCTCCTCTCTCGACTCACGGCCACGGGCGACGAGTCATCTGAAGATTCTGAAGACGAAGACATAGAACTTGCGATTGATTCGATTCTCGAAATCGATTCGACAGGCTTCTACGTCAAGATCGTCAAGGAAGACAGCTAGAAGGGAGGGATGGCGAAGCGCTCGAAGCGGGGGGGAGGTCCGGCAGAAACGGCACCCCCCGCTGCTTCGCCGCCCCCTACCGCAAAGCCCCGGCGGGATATTTTCCAGGGGTCTGCGGCCGCATCGGTCACCCCGCTTCTTCGTTCCTTTCAAGCGGATGATATTCTCCCCGATCGGTGCGGTCACAAACCCCTGGAAAACCGCTTCTGAAAGGAGCGCATCATGCCCATGACGCCTCCGTTCTCGGACGAAGCCCATGAGAAGAAGATGATAGCCCTGGCAATGGCCCAGGCAGAGTCGCTCATGGAGTCCGGAGACGCTCCCCCGGGCGTCATTCTGCACTTCGTCAGGCTGGGATCCGAGCGATCCAAGCTCGAGATGGAGAAGCTTCGGGCCGAGAACGAGATGCTACAGGCCAAGACCAAGGCCCTCGAGGCCCAGGCGCGATCGGACGAGCTGTTCCAGAAGGCCCTCGACGCCTTCGCCGGCTACAGGAGCTCGGCGGGCGACGATGATTAGGACCTACAGCGAACTGTCCCGTCTCGAGACCTACAGGGAACGATTCGACTACCTGAAACTGCTCGGAACGCCCGGGCGCGAGACCTTCGGCTTCGCCCGGCGCGTCAACCAGGCGTTCTACCAGTCCAAGGAGTGGAAGCGGGCCCGCGTCAACGCGATCGCCCGCGACATGGGGTACGACATGGGCGTCGTCGGCTATCCGATCGGCTCCAAGGTCATAGTCCACCACATGAACCCCCTCATCGAGGAGGACATCCTCTCGGGGGACCCCGCGATCCTCGATCCGGAGTTCCTGATCTGCGTCTCGCACAACACCCACAACGCGATCCACTACGGATCGTTCGATCTGCTCCCCCAGCCCGTGATCGAGCGCGCTCCGGGGGACACGACACCCTGGAGGTGACATGAGCTCGATCCTCAGGGACGTCAAGCAGACCCTCGGCGTCGATCCGGACGACCGGACCTTCGACATCGACCTGAGCCTGCACATCAACTCCGCCCTGGCCATCGTCCATCAGATCGGGCTCAGGATCGAGCCCCGCGTCGTGGACGACAGCCTCGAGTGGGAGAACCTCTACATCGGGACGTACCTTGATCTCGTCCGCGAGGTCGTCGTGCTGCGCTGCCGGCTCGCGTTCGACCCGGCCGGGTACTCGTTCGTCAACTCCGCCCACGAGAAGCTGCTCGAGGAGGCCAAGGTGAGGCTACAGTACGCACTGGAGGTGCCGTCGTGATCATCAACGGCGATATTCTCGCCCAGTTCGGCGTCAGGGGCATGAAGTGGGGCGTTCGCAAGCCGACCACCCGCGGTTCGACGCCCCCGTCCAAGCGGGCGCCCAAGGAGGGCGGCGAGAAGCGCCAGTCCCTCGACATGCACTCCATGAGCGACACCGAGCTGCGCAACGCCATCAACCGCATCAAGATGCAGAAGGAGTACGCGCAGCTCACGGCCCCTCCGCCCAAGGAGAAGGGACGTGGCCGTCAGCTCGTCGAGAACATCGTGTTCTCCTCCGCCGAGGCCGCCGGCAAGAAGGTTCTCACGGGCGCTCTCACGAACGTCCTCGAGAACGCTCTTCCCCCGGCCCTTCGCGGAAAGCCCGAGAAGTCCAAGGCCGACCAGGTCGCCGAGAAGGTCCTCAAGGGCCTGAAGGGCGACAAGAAGTCGGACGAGGGCGGAGACGAGTCCCCGGGGCCGGAGAAGCCGAAGCCCAAGCCCGGTCCGCAGAAGCCTTCGCCGGGCAGCGGCCCCCTTCCGGCTCCTCCGAGCCCCGCGCCCCCTGGAGGCGGAGCCCGCCAGGCGCCTCCGCGCCACTCGTCCGGTTCTCGTCCGAGCAACCCGTTCAGAAGGAGCGGCGGCAGTGCTAAGAAGTCGTCTCCGCCCCCCGTCGACGTCCCGGACGCCACCGTGAGGCCGAAGTCCTCGGGACCCGCGCCCGTCGCGGCGATTCCGAGCAAGCCCTCCACCCAGGGTCGTCCCGGTCATTCGGGTTCGGGTCGCTCGTACAACAATGACTCGTCGAGCACCGACCGCAAGGGCGGGGGCGCCACCCAGGGCCGTCCCGGAACGACCGGGAAGCGCAAGCGCCGCAAGTGGCCGTTCGGTCACGGCGACCTCGACGGCATCGTCGTCGATATTCTGGGCGAGATGGACTGATGCTCTCGAACACGGCGGTTCCACGCTACTACGCCGAGTTCCGGGACAAGGTCCTCCGCGGCGAGATACCCGTCTGCCGCGAGATCTCGATGGAGATGAATCGGATAGACGCCCTCGTGGCCGACCGGAACATCTGGTACGACGACGAGGCGGTCGAGGGCTGGATCCGCTACTGCGAGGCCGAGTTGACGCTGACCGACGGCGAGCCGCTGGTCCTGCTCGACTCGTTCAAGCTGTGGGGGGAGCAGGTCTTCGGCTGGTACTACTACACCACCCGGTCCGTATACGTCAAGGACGAAAACGGACCGGGTGGGCACTTCGAGCAGCGCCGCGTCCTCAAGCGCCTGATCGACAAGCAGTACCTCATCGTCGCCCGGGGCGCCGCGAAGAGCATGTACGCGTCGGTGATTCAGAACTACTTCCTGAATATCGACACGTCCACGACTCATCAGATCACGACCGCCCCGACGATGAAGCTCGCAGAGGAGGTCATGTCGCCGTTCGCCACGGCCATCACGCGCTCGCGAGGGCCGCTGTACAAGTTCCTCACGGCGGGGTCGATCCTGGCGACCTCGGCGAGGCCGGCCGACAGGAAGCTCCTGGCTCACACCAAGAAGGGCATCCAGAACTTCCTGACGAACAGCCTCCTCGAGATCCGACCCATGTCCGTCGACAAGCTACAGTCGCTCCGTCCCAAGGTCTGCACCGTGGATGAGTGGCTCTCGGGCGACACGCGCGAGGACGTCGTCGAGGCGCTCGAGCAGGGGGCGTCCAAGGTCGAGGGCTGGCTCATCGTGGCCACCTCGTCCGAGGGCACCGTCCGCAACGGCGTGGGCGACACCAAGAAGATGGAGCTGATGCGCATCCTGCGCGGTGAGGAGGAGGATCCCCACACCTCCATATTCTACTACCGCCTGGACGACATCAAGGAGGTCCCGGACCCGGCGACCTGGATGAAGGCGAATCCTAACATCGGGATCACGGTCTCCTACGAGACCTATGAGCGCGCCGTCGCCAGGGCCGAGGCCAACCCGGCGCTGCGGAACGATATTCTCGCGAAGCGGTTCGGGATCCCCATGGAGGGGTACACCTATTACTTCACGTACGAGGAGACGCTCCCGCACCGCAAGAAGGAGTACTGGCGGATGCAGTGCGCGATGGGCGCCGACCTGTCGCAGGGCGACGACTTCTGCGCGTTCACGTTCCTGTTCCCCAACAAGAACGGGACATTCGGCGTGAAGACGCACTGCTACATATCCTCGAGGACGTTGTCGCTCCTTCCGGCCGCCATGCGGTTGAAGTACGACACGTTCATCGAGGAGGGGGGACTTCAGGTCCTCGAGGGCGCCGTCCTCGACATGATGGACGTCTACGAGGACCTCTGGAAGTTCATCGAGGAGAACGAGTACGACGTCGTGTCCGTCGGGTACGACCCGTACAACGCCAAGGACTTCATCAAGCGCTGGGAGACCGAGAACGGTCCTTACGGGATCGAGAAGGTCATCCAGGGCGCGAGAACCGAGTCCGTGCCTCTCGGGGAGATCAAGATCCTCGCCACCGACCGACGGCTCCTGTTCGATCAGGACCTGTTCGGCTGGGCGATGGGGAACTGCATCACCCTCGAGGACACGAACGGCAACCGGAAGCTGTACAAGAAGCGCCGGGACCAGAAGATCGACGCCGTGGCGGCGCTAATGGACGCCTACGTGGCGTACAAGAACCATCGCGAGCTGTTCGAGTGAAGGAGGCTCATGGCCATCTCTGACCGTATCAGGCGGGCCTGGTCCGCCTTCAAACTCGAGGGAAGGACTCCCGACGATGTCGGCGGCTCCGTTTCTCAGGGATCTTCGCGGTTCTTCTGGCCCAGCGCGGTCTCGAAGGACTCGATCGTCGCGAAGCTGTACAACCAGATCGCGCTGGACGTCGCGAGCGTCGCGTTCAAGCACGTCCGGGTGAACGAGTCCGGGTCGTACGTCAGCGATAAGACGTCCCGTCTCGCCGAGAGGCTTTCGCTGTACGCGAACATCGACCAGACATGGGACCGCCTGGTTCAGGAACTCGTCTGGATCATGTTCGAGGAGGGCTCCGCAGCGATCGTCGCCGTCGACACCTCGGCCGACCCGACGACCACTGACTCGTACGAGGTGGATTCCCTCCGGGTCGGGAGGATCACGCAGTGGTTCCCCCGGCATGTGGAGCTCGACATCTACGACGACCGATCGGGAGATCGGAAGCGGATTATCCTCCCGAAGGAGGTCGTGGCGATCGTCAACAACCCCCTGTACGAGGTGATGAACCGGCCGAACTCGGATCTTCAGCGGCTCATCAACAAGCTGGCGATCCTGGACGCTATCGACAAGCAGTCCGGCTCGGGCAAGCTCGACGTCCTGATCCAGCTCCCGTACGTCGTGAACTCCGAGATGCGCTCCAAGCGCGCCAAGCTCCGTCAGCAGGAGCTCGAGCAGCAGATGGAGAACAGCAAGTACGGGTTCGCGTTCCTCGATCCCGGCGGACAGGTTGTTCAGCTGAACCGCGCGTCGACGAACAATCTGATGGACCAGGTGACATGGCTCACCAACCAGGTCTACTCGTCCCTCGGAGTCGGCGAGGAGGTGTTCATGGGCAAGGCCACGGAGCTTCAGATGCTCACGTACTACAACCGGACCGTGAACCCCATCCTCGACGAGATCGTCAAGGCGATGACCGGGACGTTCCTCGGCAGGACCGCTCGATCCCAGGGTCAGCGAATCGCCTGGTTCCGTGATCCGTTCAGGCTCGTCCCCATGGGGCAACTGGGCGACCTCGCGCAGGCGTTCACCTCCGCCGAGATCATGTCCTCGAACGAGGTCCGCGACAAGCTCGGGCTGGTCATGTCCGACGATCCGCGCGCTGACGAGCTCGTCAATGCCAACATCAACAACCAGACGTCGGCGGCCAGACCCTCCGTGGCCCGGCCCTACGCCGACCCGAGAGAGGAGTCATAATGGGAGGTAAGCGGAAGCCCGACGTCTCCGGGTGGGCGACGAGGTACAACGTCACCTGCGCGGACGGCCTCACTCTGGCCCCCGGCGCCTTCGCACGAAACGATGGCGGCCAGGTGCCCGTCGTCTTCCAGCACAACCACCAGTCGATCAGTAACGTCCTCGGCCACGCCCGCGTCAAGGACATGCCCGAGGGGGTGCGCGCCGACATCTTCTTCGACGACACCCCTGAGGGGCGGTCCGCCCGCACTAAGGTGGAGCACGGTACGCTCAACAGTCTGTCCGTCTTCGCCACCGGTGTCGAGAAGAACGGCACGGTCGTCACCCACGCCGATCTCGCCGAGATCTCGCTCGTCCTCAAGGGAGCCAACCCTGAGGCGAAGATCGACGAGATGTACATTCAGCACAGCTATGGGGATCTCGAGGACGCGGAGGCCTTCGTGGCCGTCTTCGGCGATACTCTGTCGCATGCTGACGACGGCGGTTCGGAATCTTCCGATGACGGAGATTCCGAAGAGGACGACGAGGAGACGGTGGAGGACATCTGGAACGACTTCTCCGACAAGCAGAAGGAGGCCGTCGGCGTCATCGTCGAGGCCGCCCTCAAGAAGGCCGGAGAGGCCGACTCCGACGACAACGATAAGAAGGAGGAAGACGTGTCGCACAACGTCTTCGAGGGGGGGACCGCCACCCTCAAGAGCGACGTCGACATCGACGCCGCGAGGGAGGCCATCGGGCACGACATCCTGTCCATGGGCTCGTTCCGGAAGGCCTATCTGGCGCACGCCGAGACCTATGGTCTGAGGTCGCCCGAGGTGCTCTTCCCGGAGGCCCAGGTCACCGGCGAGATCAAGCAGCTCGACCGCGATCAGACCTGGGTCACTCAGCTGCTCAACGGTATCCGGAAGCTGCCCTACGCCCGTTTCAAGACCCGTTACGCCGATCTCACCGCTGACGAGCTTCGAGCTCGGGGTTACATCACGGGATCCCGTAAGCTGGACATCGTCACCGAGCTGAACCAGCGCGAGACCAGCCCGCACACCGTCTACGTCAAGACCCGTCTGGACAGGGATACCGAGATCGACCTCTCGACCGTTCAGAACTTCCAGGTCTGGACCTACCTGTGGGCTCTGCTCCGACGCAAGATGAACGAGGAGCTCGCGCGCGCCATGCTCCTCGGCGACGGTCGCTCGGCTACCTCTCCGGACAAGATCCCGGAGACCCGGATCCGCCCGATCGTCTCGGATGACGACTGGTACACCCGCCGCTTCAAGATGAGCGACGCCAGCCTCAAGCTGGAGGACTCTTCGGCGGTGGAGGAGGTGTCCCTGATCATGGATGCCTACCTCGGTGACAACATGCCGTACTTCTACGGCGCCTCTCAGACCATCGCGCGCATGCTCCACGCCAAGGACAAGAACGGCCGTCCGCTGTACTCGTCCAAGGCCGAGCTGGCGGACAAGATGGGTCTGTCCGGCTTCGTCACCGTGCCGTACCTGCGCAACGCCAAGACCACCACCGAGGCCGGTACGCGCGACATCTTCGGCGTCATCTTCCATCCGTCCGATTACTGGAGCGGCACCGACAATGGCGGACAGCTGACCCAGTTCGAGGCCTTCGACATCGACGTGAACCAGAAGAAGGCCCTTCTGGAGACCCGTCTGTCCGGCGGCCTGAGTGCTCCGGGAACCGCGATCCTCCTGACCGGCGCTCCCGCTCCGCTCACCGGTGTCATGGTGGCCGACCCGAAGAAGTCCTCCGACCCGCAGCTGCCCATCCTCAAGTAGGATGCGCTACCACGGTGAGATCGGCTTCGCCGAAACACGTGAGACGTCCCCCGGTATCTGGAAGGAGATCATCACTCCTCGACGGTACCGGGGGACGGTCATGACCGCGTCCCGCAGGTTCAGGGATACGGAGACGGTCAACGGCGTCCTCAAGACGAACACCGTCATCTCGATCGTCGGGGACGCCTACGCCTTCGAGCACCTGTTCGCCATGCGATGGTGCCAGTGGGCCGGAGCACTCTGGACGATCTCCTACGCCGACTTCAAGCGCCCGCGGATCGTGCTCACGCTCGGCGAGCTCTACAACGTTCAAAATGGGAGGTGAGACGTGTCCGCCGAAGAGAGGCGCCTCGAACTGCATCGTCTGCTGGTGTCGATCCTCGGAAGCGAGAACGTCTATCACCAGCCCCCCGAGAATCTGGCTCTGCGGTTTCCAGCCATCATCTACGAGCGGGTCGATTACGACGTGCAGTACGCCGACGACCGCCCGTACGTCTCCACCAGGGAGTGGCAGGTGTCGGTCGTATCCCAGGAACCGTCGAACCCCGTCGTGGACCGCCTCATGGAGCTGCCCATGGCGAACTTCAAGACGCGCTACATCGTCGACCGACTCCAGCACGATGTGGTCACGATCTACTACTAGGAGGTAACCATGCCCGCTCTCAAGTGGGATGAGTCCGGAAAGCGATACGGCGAGACCGGCACCAAGCAGGGCGTCATCTACCGCAAGGACGCCAGCGGCAAGTACAAGAACGCGGCCGCCTGGGACGGTCTCACCGGCGTCTCCACCGAGCCCGAGGGCGGGGAGGCGAACGACAACTACGCCGACGACCAGAAGTATCTCACGCTGATGTCGGCCGAGAACTTCAAGGGCACCATCAAGGCGTTCCAGTTCCCGCCGGAGTTCGCGGAATGCGACGGCACGGCGCTGTTCGACGAGACTCTCAAGGGCTCGTTCGTCACCGGCCAGGACCGCATCCCGTTCGGCTTCTCGTGGGTGACCACGATCGTCAACGACGACAAGGGCACCGCGTTCGGCTACCGCGTCCACCTGGCGTACGGCTGCCTGGCCAGCCCGTCGTCTCAGGAGAACGCCACCATCAATGACTCGCCCTCCCTCAAGGAGTTCAGCTGGTCGTTCAGCGGCACTCCGGTGCCCGTGCCGGGCAAGAAGGCCTCTTCGTACCTGTACTTCGACTCCCGGTACGAGAACCCGAAGGTCCTGAAGAAGCTGCTCGAGATCCTGCACGGGACCGACTCGACTCCCGCCGAGCTGCCCCTCCCCGCCGAGCTGCTGCCGGTCCTCAAGGCCGCGGCCCAGTAGAAAGACCACCAGGGAATGCTCCGGCTGATACTGCCCGCCGAGGAGGGATGGGACTCTTCGGCGGAGACCTTCATTGACTTGCCCGAGGTCACGCTGTCGCTGGAGCATTCCCTGGTCTCACTGTCAAAATGGGAGTCGATCTGGCACGAGCACTTCCTGGGCAGGGACGGGCTTCCGCCCGAGAAGATCATCTCCTACGTGAGATGCATGTCCGAGACCCCCATCGACGACGTCACGCTGGCCCGATTCAGGAAGGCCGACTTCGACGCCATCGCCGCCTACATCAAGGAGGAGCGCTCCGCCACGACCATCACGGATCGGCGGCAGGGCTCCGGCTCGACTCAGTTCGTCACATCGGAACTCATCTACGGCTGGATGGTCGGGTGCCAGATCCCGTTCCAGCCGGCGGAGACGTGGCATCTGAGTCGGCTCCTCAAACTCATCAGGGTCTGCCAGATCCAGCAGGACCCGAAACCCAGCAAGATGAACCAGAACGACTGGATCGCGGAGCGGAATCGTCTTAACGCCCAGCGCCGCGCCGCAAGGAGAAACCATGGCTAAGATCAAGGGCAGTCTCGAGGCGGCCAACACCGCTCTGGTGCTGACGCCCCTCGCCGACGAGCCGCACAAGACGGGGGCCGAGCGCTGGCTCATTCCGCCGCGAACACACGTCGACTTCACGCTGCCCGACGGGTTCTACAACGTCGAGTCCGTCGGCGGTCAGTTCGATCTCGAGCTCCGCAAGATCGTCGGCGAGATCACTCCCGACGATCTGGTCGGCGAGGGCACCGGCGGCGGGGGTCCCGCAGGACCCGGTTCGTTCCTCAAGCTACGGGTCGGCGATCCGGTTCCGGCGGGCACCCCGTCCGGTACACTGATCGTCCGAGTGGCATGAGCGCTAAGATCCGGGGCATCGCCCATGCCAGCGCCGCGAACGGGACGGGGACGCCGCTGACCGTCGCGTCGCAGACGGGCGATACCGCCGTTCTCATCGCCTCGGCTCAGCTCGCGGCCCCCGCGACCCTGTACAAGGTCCCCGACGACTGGGAGGGAACCGCGGCGTCCCCGATTCCGGGGACGAATCGGTCCGGATACATCGCTCATCGCGAGGTGACGGACCCGTCGCAGACGGCCGGGCTCGTCTGGTGGAACGTCGACACGGGCTGGACCGCTCGGCAGAACGCCGTGCTGGTCGTGTTCGAGGGATCGCTCGAGATCACCCTCACGGCGTGGCAGGTTCCGCTCCCGACCATCGGCGAGGACACGTACATCGCGTCTCAGTCACACGGCCCCATGTCCAACAAGGCCATGGAGTGGACAGTCACCGGCGATATTCTGTATGACGGCCTGGACACCGTGTCGACGGCCCGTTCATGGTCCTCGATTCGTCTGGGGCTCACTTCCGCGCCCCCGGGCAACATGGGGGTCGGGCAGACTCCAGCCGCATGGTGCTCGTTCACCGCCAAGGTCGCGTTCACACCGACGCCCGGCATGTCGTGGTACCAGAACGGGGTCGAGGTTCCCGCGCGCGTCTCCGTCTACGAGAACGACAACGAGATCCCGGCTGTTCGCGTCGGCGTCATGCCCCGCGGAGCCGATTCCGTCGAGGCCCTGCTCAGGACCCCGAACTTCGTGGTCGCCCATCGGGGCGGTTCACTCGGATGGAACGAGAGCACGCAGCAGGCGTACACGGATTCCATGGCGTACGCCGTCGACGCCGTCGAGATATCCTGCGCGAGAACCTCCGACGGAGTCTGGTTCGCCAATCACGACAACAACCTCAAGTCCGTCGGCGGTCCGGACAAGAGCACCTCGACGATGACGTGGGCGGAGGTCCAGGAGGCGATGGCGGCCCTCCCGGACAAGATGCCGTGCCGACTCGACTGGCTGCTCGAGACCTACGGCAAGAGCACGGTGATCGTCTTCGACCCGAAGAACAATCACCATCTCCGCTCCGAGTTCTTCGAGATCCTCGACCCGTACAAGGGGCGGATCATCGTCAAGTTCTTCGGGGACAACACGACGCTGTTCGACGCGGCTCGCGAACGGGGATTCGCAGCATGGGGTTACGCCTACGAGTCGAGTAAGACGTCTCCGTGGTGGAAATCGTTCGCGACCGGTGAGCACCTCGACGTGCTGTCCGTCACGTGGAACGCGACCAAGGAGACCTACGACGAGCTCAAGAAGGCCGGGAAGCCCATCGTGTCGCACATCACCGGGTGGAGCAACCAGGTCGATCACGCGGCTGCACTCGGCGCCACGGGGACCATCGCCTCCGGCGTCAAGAACATCAAGACCATCCAGGTATAGGAGGACCGATGGCCACCACAGTCAATTACGGGAACAAGTTCAAGGGCGACATCGTCATCCGTCCGGCGATCGTCTCGAAGGAGGACCTGCTCAAGCCCGGTCTCGTTCTGAACAAGACGACTCCGCAGATCCAGCTCGAGGCCGGTATCCACCTGTTCGAGTTCCTCGACACCAGCATTCCGCCCCAGGCCAAGACCATCAGCGGGACCGGGACGATCAGTGTCGAGACCGTCATCCCCTGAGTTCAAAATAGGAGGTAATCATGTCAGACCCTGTTGACCGACAGGAGACGACCCTCACCCCGTCCAAGAAGGACCCCTTCGAGGACCGGGCGGACGACATCTCTCAGACTCCGGAGGTTCTCAAGTGAGCGGTCCCGCAGACGTTCTCTATCACGCCGCCAAGCGAATCGGATACTACGCCCCCGACGACCCGGAGCCGGGCTCGGAGGCCGGTCGGTACTGGGCGGCCAAGACCGGGCAGGCGTGGCTCGCCGGTCCGAGCACCTCGATCTGGTGGTGCATGCTCTTCGTCAGCATGTGCTTCGACGAGGCGGGTCTGATCGACGCCATCGGCGGTTTCTCGTACAACACCGATGTCACGCTTTCGCACATCCGGGCGCATCCGGATGCGTACTTCGTGTCCATCGCGGACGCGGAGCCGGGCGATGTCGTCATCTTCGACTGGGATCCCGACACCGCCGCGACCGACCATGTCGGCATCGTCGAGGCGAATCTCGGCGGGGGCGTTCTTCAGACGATCGAGGGCAACACCTCCTCCGGCGCCTACGGCTCGCAGTCCGCGGGCAACGGCGTCTGGCGGAGGCAGAGGTCCTACGGAATCGCGTACGTCATCCGACCGGCCTGGGACAGCACGGGGTCGTCTCCCGAGCCCGAGACCAAGCCGTCATGGTGGACCGACGAGGACGGCGTCTGGGGAGCTCAGACGGGCGGTCGTTTCCGTCGTGTCATGGGCCTCACCAACCAGGCGTCGTGGGAGGAGGCCTGCAAGCGGTTCCAGACGTTCCTCAACTGGGCGCTCGACGCCTATGAGATCAACAAGCTCACCGGCGCCTACATGCTCGAGGTCGATGGTGTCGACGGCGAGAAGACGTGGCGGTGCTTCCAGCACTTCTGGAACATGTCTGACATCCCCGGCGACGACAGCCTCCTCGAGGAGGACGGCATTCTGGGCGTCGACACCGTCACCAAGGTTCAGAAGACCCTGAACAACTCCTGGCACGGATCGGGCGGCCTGGCCAAGGCCGTCTGACTTCAAAATGGGAGGCATCACGCTCGAGGCGAGCGGCAACTACTCTCAGACCACGACCTGGTTGCAACGGATCGGCCGCATGTCGATCGAGCAGCAGCTCAGACGCTATGGTCTGAAGGGAGTCAAGGCGCTCGCCTCGAGCACTCCTGTCGGGACTGGGAAGACGGCCTCGTCCTGGTCCTACACCGTGTCCCAGAAGGGCGACAACTGGGTCCTCTCCTGGAACAACAGCAACATCGTTCGCGGAACTCCGATCGCCATTATCCTTCAGTACGGTCACGTCACCGGAACAGGGGGCTGGGTTCAGGGCCGCGACTACATCAATCCGGCGATCAAGCCGATCATGGACGAGATCGTCGAGGGCGTATGGAGGACGGTGACGAATGGCTAAGGTCGAGGAGCGGGTGGTCTCGCTCAAGTTCAAGGCCGATCAGTTCCTCAGCGGGATCAAGTCGTCGCTCGACGGCCTGCGACAGCTGGACACGGGACTGAACAAGAACATCTCGGCGAACGGGCTGAACCAGATCAGCTCCGCCGTGAAGAGCATCGACCTCGAGTCCCTCGGGGCGTCAGCCGAGAACGTCGGAACGCGGTTCAGCATCATGGCGAACGCCGCGTCCGTCGCCATCGGCAACCTGGCGAGCAATGTCATCTCCCAGGCCGCCTCGATGGTCAAGTCGTTCACGCTCGACCCGATCATCGACGGCTTCAAGGAGTACGAGCTCCAGCTAAACGCCACCCAGACCATTCTGGCGAACACCGCTTCCAAGGGCGAGGACATCAACACCGTCACCGCCGCTCTGGACGAGCTGAACAAGTACGCCGACGACACTATCTACAACTTCACCGAGATGACGACCAACATTGGACGGTTCACTGCCGCCGGTGTCGGTCTGAAGGACTCGGTTTCCGCCATCAAGGGGATGTCCAACCTCGCGGCGGTCATGGGCGCGGACGCCAATCAGGCCGCCCACGCCATGCAGCAGATGTCGCAGGCCCTTGCGACTGGCACGGTTCGCCTACAGGACTGGATGTCGATCGAGAACGCGTCCATGGGCGGACAGGCGTTTCAGGAGGCCCTTAAGCGCACTGCCGCCACTTACGGCACGAACGTCGACGCTCTGATCGAGAAGAACGGCTCGTTCCGAGAGTCTCTCAGGGAGAACTGGCTCACGTCCGAGATCATGATCGAGACGCTGACCCAGCTCACCGGCGATCTCTCCGACGAGCAGCTCCGATCGCTCGGTTACACCGATGAGCAGATCGTCGATATTCAGCAGTACGCGGCGATGGCGAAGTCGGCGGCGACCGAGTACAAGACGTTCTCACAGGTCGTTCAGGGCGTTCAGGAATCGCTCGGTTCCGGATGGGCTTCGTTCTGGCGCACCATGGTCGGCGACCTCAACGAGTCAAAGGCCCTGTGGACCGCTGTCGGCAACACCATCAAGGCTCCGATCGACGGGTTCTTCAACAGCATGGCCGCCGTGACGGCGGAGTTCGTCGAGCTGGGGGGCAGGACCTCGATCCTCAATACGATCGGGAACCTGTTCAACATCATCGCCAAGCCCGTCAGCGCGTTCATCGGCGGCTTCAAAGAGGCCTTCGCGGGCTCCCCCGCCAAGGCGCTCGCGACTTTCGCCCATCTCCTCGAGAAGGTGACCGCGGCGTTCGTCCTGAGCGACGAGGCGACGGAGAAGCTCCGGCAGACCTTCGCCGGGCTGTGGAGCATCGTCCACATCGTCACGATCCCGTTCACCCAGCTGTTCAAGCTGGCGAGCTGGATCGGCGACAAGGTCCTGACTCTCGTCGGCATCTTCACCGGCGCCGGCACGAATGGCGTGCTGTCGTTCACCGCGGCGATCGCCAAGGGCCCTATCGCCCTGAACAAGTGGCTCACGGCGCTCGACCCGGTCGGGAAGCTGATCGACTGGCTCAACCCGAAGCTCAAGGTCATCAGTGACTGGGTCAGTGAGCATCTCACGAACGGATTCCACTCCGCCGGAGACGCGATCACCCGATTCCGGGAGGCCGTGGGAACGCGCCTTACTGAGAAGCTCGACTCGATCAAGGAGTCGATGCACAACGTCGGGCAGTCGATCAAGGACTGGTTCAGTCCTCGTCTGAAGGACGCCGGGGAGTCGCTCAAGTCCCTCGGCGAGCAGGCGAAGGCGAACCTCTCCGCCAAGTTCGACACCCTCAAGGCTAAGCTGACCGAGCTCGGTCACGTCTTCGCCGAGGTGTTCGGGAATCGGGCCGATCTGCTGTCGGGTCTCACCCCGTTCGGCGAGAAGGCCCGCTCCGTCGCCGAGGCCCTGCACAACGCCTACCTCGAGGTCCGCTCGTTCGCAGCGGGCGTCAAGGAGGCCTTCGGCGACAACATCACCGCGGGGCTCGACAAGATCAAGTCCGGCATCGACTCGCTCACGTCCAAGCTCAAGGCGAAGGCGGGAACCGTGTCGATGCCCTCCGTCGACACTTCGGGCGCCAGAGCCGCGGCCGAGTCGGCCTCCGCGACCGTAGCGGCTTCCGCGACGACGGCGACCGAGGCCGCCAAGTCAAAATGGGAGGAGTTCTGGACCGCGATCAAGGACTTCGCCGTTCGGAACTGGGGCCCGATCAAGAACGTCCTGGACAAGGTGTGGGCGGGGCTCAAGACGGCGTTCGGCCACATCGGCAGCGCCATCAAGGGCGCCTTCACCATCGACGAGGGCGAGCTGGGGATCGTTCGTCTGCTCAACCTGCTCATCGCGGGCGGTTTGACGGCCAGCATCTACAAGTTCGCTCAGGCGTTCAAGACGGCGACCGAACCTCTGGAGGCGTTCTCAAGCGTTCTCAAGTCGTTCACAGGCGTGGCCGACGCCGCCGCCCAGAACATCAAGGCCCGGTCGTTCCTCACGATCGCCGCGGCCATCGCCGTTCTCGCGGCGGCGCTCTGGGTCCTGTCGAACGTCGACACGGAGGATCTCACTGACGGAATCACCGCGATGGCGTCCATCGTCTACACGTTGATCTCCGTCATGAAGGCGCTCGACAAGCTCGAGGCGACCGGCGGCAAGATGACCATGGTCGGAGCCGCGCTCCTCCTCGTGGCGGGCGGCATGGTTCTGATGGGGATCGCCGTCAGCAAGCTGGCCAAGATCGACACCGTCCAGCTGATCCAGGCCGGCGTCGCGATGTCGTACCTGTCGAAGATGATGACCACGACTCTCACGTCGATGGACAAGATCAACCTGACGGGGTTCAAGTCGACGGCGGTCATCGGTATAGCAGCGGGTCTCTGGCTCGCCGCGTCCGCGGTCGCCAAGCTCGGCTCGATCGACATCCCGACTCTGATCAAGGGGACGCTGGTCTCGAAGTACCTCATGGAGTTCATGGGGAACCTCGCGTCGAAGAGCGGTGGAAACGCTATTGTGTCCGGCGACACCGCCGCCGTCTCGCAGTCGATCAAGGGCGGGACCATCATCGCCACAGCGATCAGTCTGTATCTCGCGGCTCTGGCCGTCCAGAAGCTCGGAAGCATGGATCTGGGAACCCTGGCAAAGGGAACCATCGTCGCCGGGCTCCTCATGAGATTCATGGGGCAGATGCAGAGCATGCCGTCCACGGCCACGCCGATCAACACGGGCCCCATGCTCGCCTCGGCCGTGGCACTTCTGGCCATCGGCAAGACCATGCAGATGCTGGCCGAGATCCCCTGGCCGAGTCTCCTGCTCGCCGTCGTCGCGATCAACGCGGTCCTCGGCGGTCTTTCGGCGGCTATGGAGTCGATCGACGATGATATTATGGGCGGCGCCTCGCTCGCCCTGGCGGCAGCCGGGATCCTGATCCTCGCGAAGTCGATGCAGACCATCGGCAACATGAACGCGAAGTCCATCGCCGTCGCCCTTGTGGCCATGGCGGCGGGCCTCACGATCGTGATCGTCGCCGGGAAGGCCGCCATGGCGGGCGCCGAGGGACTCATGGTCCTGGCGATCGCTTTGGCTGGGCTTGGACTCGTGGTGGTCGCGTTCGGCGTCACCATGACGGCTCTCGCGGGGCTTCTCACGGTCATCGCGGCCGTGGGCGCCCCCGCGTTCGCGGTTCTGGCGGCGGGGATCAACCTCCTCTCGGGGACGATTCCGGTGTTCGCGCGGGCAGTGGCCGAGGGCATCGTGGCGGTCATCGTCACGCTCGGCCAGAGTGCTCCGGCGATCCGAGACGCGATCGTCGCTCTGATCAACGGTCTCGCAGAGGCCGTGATTCAGAGCGCACCGGCTCTCGGGTCCGCCGTCATCGCGCTCATCATGGAGATGTGCCGCGTTCTGAAGGAGACCGGTCCGACCATCATCGAGACCGCGATATTCCTCCTGATGACACTGCTCACCACTCTGAAGGACAACGCCTATCAGATGGCCTCGACGGCTGCCGAGCTGATCGCCAACTTCCTGAACGGCATCGCCGACAAGATCGGCGACATCGTCATGGCGGCGGTCAATCTCATCATCTCCTTCATCGAGGGGCTGGCCGACGCGATCGAGTCCGAGGGACCCAGGCTCAGGCGGGCGCTCAAGAAGCTGGTGACCGCCATCGTCGACTTCTTCAAGGGCGTCGGCAAGGACTGGCTCCAGATCGGCAAGAACATCGTGAAGGGCATCTGGAACGGCATCGTCGAGCTCAAGGACTGGCTCGTCGGCAAGGTTACGGGCTGGGTCGGCGGTCTCGTCGACTCCGCCAAGGACGCGCTCGGGATCTCGTCCCCGTCAAAGGTCTTCGCGTCCATGGGCGGTTACATGGTCGCGGGTATGGCCAAGGGCATCGACGACAACGGGCACAAGGCGGTGGCGTCCACGGTCGCCCTCGCCGAGAGCACCGTCGACGCGTTCAACAACGCCATCAAGGACGGCGTCAACACGGAGTTCGAGACGTTCAACCCGACCGTCAGGCCGGTTCTGGACACCACGGACCTGCACAAGGGCCTCGAGTCCCTCAAGACCGTTGATATTCCGGCGACAGTGTCGGGCATCGGCCGTGTCAAGGAGGAGAGGCGGGAGCCGGGGGAGAGCCGCACGAGCGACATGCGGCCCTCGGTCACGTTCAACCAGAACAACTACTCGCCCGAGGCTCTGTCCGAGGCGGCCATCTACCGGAATACGAGGAACCTCGTCAACAGGCTCGAGTACATGTAGGGGGAAGAATGATACATGGGGTACACGTGTACTCCGACAACGGGGAAACCGCGTGGCTCCCACTGTCGGACCCCTACGGCACGGGGCTCGCCGTGCTCAACATCACCGGTCTGGGTCCTGTGAAGACCGATCTTCGGATCACGAACTACGGGGCCCAGTCCGGTGGTTACTACAACGGCTCGAGGGTGGGGACGCGCAATATCGTCTTCACCCTCAAGCCGCTCGGGCCGGACATCGAGTACGTTCGGCGCTGGGCGTACAAGCTGCTGGACGTCGAGGAGCACGTCTCGATGGTGTTCGTCACGGATTACGGCGACCGTCGCATAGACGGCTACGTCGAGTCGTTCGAAGCGGACATATTCTCGAAGAACGAGCTGTTCACGGTCAGCGTGATCTGCCCGAGACCCGAGTTCACCGACGGCGATGGCGTGGTCCTGACGTCCTCGAGTGCCGACACCATGAACGCGACCTTCGAGTTCCCGTTCGAGTCGAGATGGCTCATGGACGACATCGAGTTCGGCACGCCCCGCAATTACGCGGAGAACATCGTGCACTACTCCGGCGACGTTCCGGTCGGGTGCGAGATCCACGTCGATATTCTGTCGGACCCGGGCAAGACCGTAACGATCTTCGGACCGCGCGGCACGCAGGTCACCGTCGAGAACGTCAACAGCACCATCAATAAGGGCGGGCGCCTGGTCCTCAACACCGTCATCGGCAAGCGCGAGGCATATTTCGTCAAGGACGGCAAGAAAGTCGACCTGGCCTGGACGCTGTGGAACCAGAGCAACTGGCCCGTTCTGTACCCCGGGTACAACACGTTCGCAGTGCAGACCGAGGAGACGCTCGAGGTGCGGCTCACCTGCTATTACCAGAACATGTATCGGGGGATCTGATTTGTTCACCATCGAGTACCCCACCCGGGGTGCGTACGGCGCGGTGACTCGCGAGGCGCCGTCCATCATCATCGACGACTTCTACTCCGCGTCCTGGACCGAGCGCTTCTGGGACATCGGTGAGGCCCAGCTCGAGCTTCCGATGAAGTACTACGCGCTCGCTCTGGACGCGAGGCGCTACCCAAACGGCCACTATCTGCACTTCTCCGAGAGCGAACGGGTCATGAACCTGTACTCCTCGCGAGTGGTGACGAAGAGGGACGACCCCAGGATCATCCTCTACTACAAGTCCCTCGAGAACTTCCTGTCGTTCAGACGCGTTCACGAGGGGCCCATGGGCTGGCCGTACTACTCGCCTCCTGTCGCGGGCGTGACGAACTACACGCTTCTCGACATGTGGCGGTACTACTACGCCACGCGCTACCGCGTCCCGTCCATGCAGTACTACAAGGATCCGCGCGTCTCCGACGATTGGATCGGGCTCATGAGGCTCGACTTCAACGTGGGCGACACAGTCCTCGACGTCACCAAGGCGTCGTGCATGCGCACCTTGCCCTTCCGCAAGCGCCACGGCTTCCAGATCAAGGTGGAGGGCGAGGAGAAGCGCTGGTGGAACATGTACATCACCGCCGTCGACGCGCCCGACCCGCTCCCCGACTGGACGGATTACATCGAGGCGCTGGAGTTCGGAATCGACTCGAGCAAGTACGCGAACGCCGCTCTGGTGATCGCACCCAAGATCGAGGAGACGAAGAACGCCCAGGGCGTGTACGACGGCTACCGGGAGATCGGCAAGACGGTGTACGACTCGCCGACTTACTACGAGCCGGGGTACGTGGCCGACTGGAACCGGGTCGAGAAGAAGATCGAGTACCAGCTGGACGGCAAGGACTACAAAGAGGCCACTGCCATGATGCAGTACATCACCGATACCTGGGGTCAGATCGGAGGCCCGAACGACCCGGGTACGGCGAAGAAGCTGGTCAAGGAGCAGTCATCCGTCCGGACCGTGGCGACGACGCCCGCCACCATATCCAAGGATCTCAAGTACGGTAAGGACTACCGCCTCGGTACGATGTTCCAGTGGACCCCCTACGCCGGGGCCGGGATCCTGGACACGGCGTGGTTCAACGCCAGCACCTCGTTCGAGGCCCTCGTCACTGAGTACACCTGGACGATCGACGACACGGGCGTCACCGAGACTCCCGGAATCACGATGTGAGGAGATGATATGACTCAGAGATTCGGGTTCTTCGACTCGGTCAATCACGATCGGCGCTACAACGCGACCGACGTCTCGCGCATGTTCGACGGCCTCATCCGCGACGGCATCTATCTGAACTACCTCGAGTCCTTCGCGGTCCAGCCCGCGGGCGGAATGGATATTTGGATCCGTCCGGGACGCTGCTGGTTCAACCACCGGTGGTTCGAGTGCGACGAGCCCGTGAAGCTCCGTCTCAACAACGCGCACACGGTATGGTCGCGTCTCGACGTGATCGTCATTGAGGTGAACGACGCCGAGACGGTGCGATCGGTGTCTTTGCGCATCATGCAGGGCCCTCCCGGGAGCACGCCGACCGAGCCCCCCATCGGAGGATCTCCGACCCTGCACCGGTACCCGATCGCCGCGATCAAGATCGAGCCGCGGCTCACGAACATCACCACGGCGCACATCTACGACCGTCGAGGGACGGACGCCTGCCCGTGGGTCGCCAACATCAACGGCTCAGTCAGCACGAAGATGCTCACGGACCAGTTCAGCTTCGAGTTCCAGGCGTGGTTCTCGGAGCTGAAGACCGTTGCCCTGACCCCGCCGAACGCCAACGTCGAACTGGCCGCCGTCAAGCAGGAGGTGGCCAAGTTCAAGGAGCGTTGGGACACCGGAGCCATGCAGCCCGGGGGGATCTCGGACAACACGCGCATTCCGCTGATCAACCCGAACGGCACGACGGCCACGTCCGCCGTCTCGGGCTTCGCCTATGAGATATTCGACGGCATCCCGAGCGCGCACAACACCCTGTACAGGGGGAAGAACCTCGGGACGATCATGACGGCCGCTCAGGCCGCCGAGATCGAGGCCGGGACGTTCAAGGACCTCTGGCTCGGAGATTACTGGACGGGTGACGGACGCGAGTACGTCATCGCCGGATTCGACTACTGGCTGGGGCTTCGCAACGTCACGAGGCATCATATCGCTGTCGTCCCGAAGTACAGCGTCAGCGGGACGCCGATGCACAGCTCGGGGACGATGCCGCGCGGGCCGTACTACACCGACATGTACCAGACGACCCTGCCCAGTTACAGGCCGCAGTTCGAGTCCGTGTTCGGCAACCGGATCATCAAGCACCCGGTCACGTTCGTCTCGGAATACGACGAGCACAGCGACCCCAAGGACTACTCGTCCTTCGACATCGACATCTCGGTTCCCGATCCGGGTATGGTGTCGACGTCCGGGATATCCGTGGGCATACGCGGCGGCGTGACCATGGCCCGGTCCTCCGGCTCGAGGCTCTTGCCGATCGTCCTGTTCAACAGCGGGTTCGCCAACACATCCGCCGATGTCGGCTACTGGGTCAACGCGTCCTACGGCCCGCGATCGGTGGCTTTCATGCAGCGGGACGGATCGTTCGATCAGTCCACCCCGACCATAGCCAGGTTCCTGTGGCCGATCTTCGCAGTTGGAGGATGAGCCTTGCACACGCTGGAGCTGATCCTGACCGTGTTCGGGTCGGTTGCGGCGTCGTCCGGGTTCTGGACGTACCTTGCCCATCGGAACGACGATCGGCAGGCCGTGGATCAGATGATACGGGGTCTGGCCCATGACCGCATCATACACACCGGCCAGGGTTATATTCGTCGAGGCTGGATCAGCTGGGACGAATACGAGGACTGGGTCACGTACCTGGTCAAACCATACACCGCTCTCGGCGGAAACGGGATCGCGGAGAGAATTGTCCGTGAGGTGGATCGTCTTCCGATCCGCTCACAGAAACAGGAGAAGCATGTCACTCGACAACAAGACGTATGACCGACTCAAGTGGGTCGTCCAAATCCTCGCACCCGCCGTGGCGACCCTGTACGTCGCCCTCGCGGCTATCTGGGGCTTCCCGCACGTCGAGGCCGTCGTGGGCACCATCACGGCCCTGACGACCTTCGCGGGCACGGTCCTCCACATCTCCAGCGCCACCCACGCGGCGACCGGCGATGGCGAGCTCCACGTCAAGGAGAACGACGATGGAAGCACTGTGTACGCCGTCCTGGGGGACAAGCCCGAGGACCTCAAGGGCATGGTCACCCTCAAGGTCGTCAAGCAGGGCTGAGGGATATTCACAGGTCACGTAGTGAGTAGAAAGGAACACTCATGACAGACACCGACATCCCATCCGTGGAGGACCTCGCCGCGCTCGCGCGCGAGCACCTCTCGAACTTGACTCCGTCCGATCCCGACTACGCCGCCTCGCTCAAGGCCGTCATGGACCTCGAGCGGCTCTCCAGCACCCTCCAGAATGAGGAGGTGGAACGTTGGGTCAAGACCTCCGACCAGGAGGTCAAGACCCTCGACCACGCCTCCTCGCGCAAGGTTGCCGAGAAGCCGCCCGTGGCCCCGACGGTCATCAGCGCCGCTGCGCAGGTCGGCTCGGTCGGCCTGATCGTCTTCGCGGAGCGCATCGCCGTGATCGCATCGAAGGCCCTCCCGATGGCCTGCCGCTTCATTCCGTGACCTCACTCGCCCCGACCCCTCGGTCCCCTCAAGGATCGCAGGGGTCGGGGTTCACACGGCGTGATATTTTCACAGGGCTCATAGTGAGAACGTGTATACCGCACTTCTCATCGTCTTCGAGAAAGGAACGCTTGACATGATCGGAATCACACCGATCGCAGGTTTCGTCGCCAGGCACTCCGTCGGGATCCTCACGGGTCTCGCCGTGGCCGGAGTCGGAGCCACAGCCGTCGAGGCGGCGAGGGCCCACGTCAAGGCCCAGGAGATCCGCTACCAGCGCGGCGACACCCGCCGCGAGGACCTCGCGAACCTCGTCAAGGCGAGGTGGAAGTGCTACATCCGCCCCGTCGCGTGCGGGGCGCTCACCATCGGATGCATCGTCGCGGCGAACCGCATCAGCGCGAGCCGCCTCGCCGCCGCCTCCCTCGCCCTCGGCGCCGCCAAGACCGAGCTGGGGGATATTCGCAAGGCGGTCGAGTCCCTGCCCGACGAGACGCGCAAGGAGGTCGAGGAGAAGATCCAGGAGCGACGCACCGAGAGGGCCGCCAAGGAGTACCCGGTTCCGCCGTACCACTCCGAGCGGGAGATCCTGTGGTACGAGTCGTTCACTGGGAGATATTTCCGGGCATCTCGATCCTTCGTCGAGAACGCCGTCAACGAGTGCAACCACGAGATCACGCACGGCGACTCCGTCTCGCTGAACGAGTTCCTCGGCAAGATGTATCTCGATCCCACGGACGCCGGCGAGCTGCTCGGCTGGGGGATCCTCGGCCCGCTCATCGAGATCGACGTCACCGCCGGGTTCGATCACGAGGGCAAGCCGTGCGCCGTTCTGGGCTTCGTCGACCCGCCGAAACCGGATTGGCACCGCCTCGGCTGAGTCGCATATTTCACACGTCGCATAGTGAGAACTGTTAGCTCACAACCGAAAGGAACCACCATGAGCACTAACCTCACCCCCGTCCCCTCCAACGAGGACGAGACCACTCCCTCTCCCGCTGAGAAGCCTTCGCTCCGGGCCCGCATCAAGGCTCGTCGCGCGGAGTACGCTGCTAAGCACCCGCTTCGCGCGGCGTGCGCTCAGGAAGCCGTCAAGGGGGCGACGTACGCCGTCGCCGCCGCCGGCACCCTGATCGCGCTCGGCGCCCTTATGGCGCTCGGCAGCAAGAGCTCCGCCGACGAGACCGATGACATCATCGAGTCCGACGACGAGGACATCCTCGACGACGAGGAGGAGTGAACCTCGCCCCCGTCCACAAGGGGCGGGGGTTTCAGCCCATCTCTACGAGAAAGGAACACAACATGGGCAAGATCCTGTGCCTCGGAGTCGAGGCCGTTGTCAGCTGCACGATCGGGGCTGCCATCGGAGGCGCCATCCGACCCCGGACGCCCGTCGGCGTCGTCTGCACGGCGATCGGGACGTTCGCCGTCAACTTCGTCGCGGCGCCCTACATCCACGACGCGACGGTCCGGGCCCTGAGCCCCTACGTCGACGTCACGAAGTGATATTTCCAGCCAGAAAGGAACACTTGACATGATCAAGTACCACTTCTCCGTCCAGTCCATGTTCGACGAGTCTCAGGCTGTCGAGCAGGACTGCTACTTCAACCTGACGCGCGACGAGATGGTCGCCATGCTCGCGGCCGATCCGTCCGGCAACCCCATCGCCCGTCTCGTGGCCGCCAAGAGCGGCATGACGCAGATCGAGCTCTACATGACCTTGCGCGACCTCATCAAGGCCGCCTACGGTGTTCCCAACGCGGCTCGCACCGGGCTCCGCAAGAACCCTCGGCTGGTCGAGGACTTCCTCGGCTCGCCGTTCATGGACGCCCTGATGGACCAGTTGACCTCGTCGGAGGACGAGGCGATCCGATTCTTCAAGGGCGTCACGCCCAAGGGGATCGACGTCGAGAAGGAGCTCGAGAAGGCGAAGAGGGACGCCTGATGAGCGACGTCGCGCCGATCCGTCCTGACCCGGAGGGCGAGATCAAGAAGGCACTCGCCGGAGCCGGGAAGAGCAAGCCGGAGGTCAAGCCCGTCGCCAAGGGCAGGGTCTCCAAGTCGATCGGTGCGACGGTCGCCCGATCCATCTTCGCCGAGTCCGTCAGCGGGGTCGGCAACTACGTCCTGCACGAGTTGATCCTCCCAAACATCCGCGAGATGATCCAATCTGTGGTCGTGGGCGGGATCGAGCGGGCCCTGTACGGGGACTCCGCTCCGAAGCCCTATCGCCCCCGCACGGGGTACGGCTTCTACTCCGCTCCGAGCAGGCCCGCGGGGTGGACGTCCCGGACCAACTACAGCGCTGGCGCTCCGACGTCCCGCGACGACCAGTGGACCAACCGTCCGCCGTCATATTCCGATCTGGTGGTGCCGTCGAGGCAGGAGGCGGAGGACGTCCTCCAGGCCCTGCTCGACATGGCCGAGAGGTACGGGTCCGCCTCCGTGGGCGACCTGTTCAGCCTCGCCGGTATGAGCACCACTCACGTGGACGAGTCCTGGACGTGGAACGCGAACGAGGTCTCCCAGGGACGCGTCCAGATGCGGCGCGGGGGTTACGGCTTCAGCCTCCCCTCGCCGTCCTTCAAGTCATCACGATAGTCATATTCTCAAGAAAGGAACAGCATCATGCTGCCCATGCACGCCCTCGGGGGCGTCTTCGGAGCCGTCAAGCTCGCTCTGATCAAGCACGCCCCCACTATCCTCGTGTCCGGTGGTACCGCCATGCTGGTGGCGGCCACTGGCGTCGCCGTCAAGAAGTCGTTCACCTACCTCGACGAGGACCTGGTCCCCTACATCACCGAGGCCGCCGAGATCGAGGCGGATGAGGAGAAGGACGAGGAGACCAAGAAAGCGGATCTGACCGCCGCCCAGAAGACCTTCCTCGTCAGGACCGCCAAGCGGTACGCTCCCGCCCTCGGCCTGATGGTCGCCGGTGTCGCGTGCATCGCCGCCGGTCACACCATGCAGCTGAACCGCCTCGCCGGTCTGGGCGCCGCCCTGGCCCTCGCCGAGGCGGACAAGAAGGACTTCCTGGACGAGCTGAACGACGAGGTCCCGGAGCCCCGCACCGAGACCGTCGACGGCAAGACCGAGGTCGTCCGCACCCAGCAGGCGGGGCACCTCCTGCCCTCCGAGGACTTCCGCAACCGGGTCTTCGGCCCCGAGAACAAGAACTGGGACCCGTCCACCATCGTCTCGCGCAACTTCCTTGACGCCACCGAGCGCCACGTTAACGACAAGCTCCGGTGGCGGGGCTTCCTGTTCCTCAACGAGGTCTACAAGGCCCTGGGTATGCCCCAGACCCGTCTGGGCGGAGTCATGGGCTGGAGTCGTAAGGCCGACCCGGACGCGGTCATCCTGTTCTCCGCCCTCGAGGACCAGACCGGCTTCGCCGACGGGGACACCGAGCGTGAGCAGGACAAGATCAAGACCGTCTGGCACCTGGACCTCGAGGCCCCGCACAATCTGCTGGCATGATGTTCGGACTGTCGCAGCAGACGATCGCCTTCGCGAAGTCCCTCGCCCCGGCGCTGATCAAGGCCATCGGCATGATCGCGCTGGCAGAGGCGTGGAAGGCGAGCACGAGGAGTTTCGAGGACAAGCGCTTCGACGAGCAGAGTGAGGATATTCTCAAGCTCCGCCTCGAGCGCGGCGCCATCAAGAAGGAGCACGACGAGATGGTCACCAAGTACGCCGATCTCGCCAAGAAGTACGGAGAGATCGTCCAGGCCCAGGAGGCCCTGACGAAGATCCCGTCGAAGGAGGAGACGCCCTCATACGAGTGGGTCGACTTCGACGACTACGACGAGGACGATCACAAACTCCAGTACAACAGCGCGAACGGCGCCCTGTACAACGACGGCATGATCGCCAACGGAACCATGCGGGACCTGGCCGACCTCCTGTACATGGAGGCGATGGGCCTCGACTACCCGACGACGGCCCGCGTCAACGTCTACCCGCGCGGCTCCACCCGCGAGACTGAGCCGGACGAGATCCGCATCAAGATCTACTTCGACCCGGGCGACACCTACGGGTTCGACGACGAATGACGCGTCTCGATTTCTTCACCTTCGCCGAACGGGCGGCGAAGGGCGGAGCGATCGAGATCCGACCCGACTGGAAGGTCCTGCGCTCGTACGACCTGATGGTCAGGGGCAGGGACTTCTACGCGGTGTGGGACGAGGAGCGCGGTCTGTGGTCCACAGATGAGTACGACGTCCAGCGCCTGGTCGACAGGGCCCTGGACGAGTACCGCCGGACGAGGGGCGACGGGGACTTCCGCGTGAAGTACCTCAGAGACTTCTCGTCCGGCATGTGGACGCAGTGCCAGACCTACATCCGCAGCCTGAGCGACAACTCCCACGACCTCGACACGCAGCTGACGTTCGCCAACACTCCCGTGCGCAAGGAGCAGTACGCGAGCCGTCGGCTGCCGTACGCCCTCGAGGCGGGGGATATTTCGGCGTATGAGGAGCTCATATCGACGCTGTACGACCCGGGTGAGCGCGAGAAGATCGAGTGGGCGATCGGATCCATCGTCGCCGGCGACTCGCGCTACATCCAGAAGTTCGTGGTCCTCTACGGCGAGGCCGGGAGCGGCAAGAGCACGATCCTCAACGTGATCTCGCAGCTGTTCGAGGGGTACACCGCCTCGTTCGACGCCAGGGCCCTGGCGTCTCCTTCGGCCACTTTCGCCATGGAGGTGTTCAAGGACAATCCCCTCGTCGCGATCCAGCACGACGGGGACTTGTCCCGCATCGAGGACAACGCCCGCATCAACTCCATCGTCTCCCACGAGGACATGACGATGAACGAGAAGTTCAAGGCCACCTACACGACGGCCTTGAACGCCATGCTCTGGATGGGGACCAACCGTCCCGTCAAGATCACGGACGCCAAGTCGGGCATCATCCGCAGGCTGATCGACGTCACTCCGTCCGGACGGAGGCTCGATCCCGCCTCGTACAACCGGATCATGCGCGATATTCCGAGCGAGTTGGGAGCCATCGCCCACTACTGCCTCGAGCAGTACAAGGAGCGCGGTTTCCACTACTTCGATGCGTACAGGCCGACGGCGATGATGCGGAGGACGGATCTCTTCTACAATTTCGTCGTCGACAACCAGGAGGTCCTTGCGCAGGGTGTGACGCTCCAACAGGGCTACGCCATGTACAAGGCCTACCTCGCCGAATCGGGGCTCGATCTGAAGATGAGCCGGTATCGTTTCCGGGACGAGCTGGCGAACTACTTCGAGGCCTATCACGATCGCGTCCGAACGGAAGACGGGCGCAAGCGGAACTGGTTCGAGGGCCTCCGACTTGACCGACTGGACGGCGGAGACGTCCGTCGAAGGTATGTCGCGTCGGATTGGCTCGAGATGTCCGAGGGGACCCCCGTGCTGGATGATATTCTGGGCGACAGGCCGGCTCAGTACGCATCCGACACGGGGGCGCCCCTCCGGGCATGGGACGACGTCTCAACGGTTCTGTCCGACCTCGACACGAGTCGACTGCACTACGTCCGACCGCCAGAGGACATGATCGTAATCGACCTGGATCTGCACGGGAATGACGGCGCGAAGTCCTTCGAGGCGAATCGAGATGCGGCACGAGAGCTCGGTTTGCCCGAGACGTACGCCGAGGTCAGCAAGTCCGGCGCCGGGATCCACCTGCATTACCGGTACGCGGGTGACGTCTCGGAGCTGGCGAATGAGATCTCACCGGGGATCGAAGTCAAGGTGTTCAGGGGGAAGGCTGCGCTGAGGAGGATGGGGACGCTGTCCAACGGACTGTCCGTCGCCACTATCTCGGAGGGCCTGCCTCGAAAGAGAAAGGAACGCGATATTCTCACCAAGAAGAAGATGGGGTCCGAGAAGGCCCTGAGGGAGTTGATCGAGAGGAACCTTCGCAAGGAGATCCATCCGGGGACCAAGCCCTCGATGGACTTCATCAAGAAGGTCCTCGACGACGCTTACGAGTCGGGTCTTGAGTACGACGTGGAGAACCTGCGCGGGGCGATTCTCGCCTTCGCCATGCAGAGCACTCACCAGAAGGACGCGTGCTTCAAGATCTACACGTCGCTCCGGCTCAAGTCCTCGGACGAGAGGGAGCCCGAACCGGGAACGAAGGATGCGGATGGGGGTCTCGTCTTCTACGACGTGGAGGTCTATCCGAACCTCTTCCTCGTGTGCTGGATGAGGGATGATCCGGACGCGGAGGTGGCCGTCATGGTCAACCCGCGCCCGGAGGAGCTCGAGTCCATGTTCGAGATGAAGCTCGTGGGCTACAACAACAAGCGGTACGACAACCATATCCTCTATGCGAGATGGATGGGATACGACACCGAGCGTCTGTTCCGCTTGTCGCAGCGGATCGTCTCGGGCGACCGGGGCGCGTTCTTCAGGGACGCCTACGACGCATCGTACACCGACGTGTACGACTTCTGCGCCAAGAAGCAGTCATTGAAGAAGTGGGAGATCGAGCTGAACCTCCCGCACAAGGAGATGGATATTCCATGGGACCAGCCGGTCCAGGAGGACGACGTCCCGCGCGTCATCGAGTACTGCAAGAACGATGTTCGCGCCACCAGAGAGGTGTTCCACCACAACATCGCCGACTGGGAGGCGCGGCAGACTCTTGCCAAGATGGCGGGGCTCAACGTCAACTCCTCGACCAACCAGCTCACTCAGCAGATCATATTCGGGAACGATCGGAGACCGCCGTTCGTTCACACGGATCTGAGCGAGCAGTTCCCGGGATACAAGTACGAGAACGGGAAGAGCACGTACCGAGGCGAGGAGGTCGGCGAGGGTGGCTGGGTGTATGCTGAACCGGGATATTACACCAATGTCGCCCTGCTGGACGTCGCCTCGATGCACCCGCACTCCCTGATCGCACTGAAGTGCTTCGGCGAGAAGTACACGGCGCGTTTCCAGGACATCGTCAAGGGCAGGATGGCCGTCAAGCACCACGACGTCGAGGCGGCCAAGCGCTACCTCGGCGAGGACGCCGGTGCTCTGATCGGCCAGAACGACGCAGCACTGGCCTTCGCGCTGAAGATCGCCATCAACAGCGTGTACGGCCTCACCGCCGCCAAGTTCCCCACCAGGGCGAACGGCATGGATCCGGCGAACAACCCGGACAACATCGTCGCCAAGCGGGGAGCACTGTTCATGGTGGACCTCAAGAACTTCGTCCAGGAAAAGGGGTTCGCCGTCGCGCACATCAAGACCGACTCGGTCAAGATTCCGAACGCCACGCCCGAGCTGATCGCGGAGGTCATGGAGTTCGGGAAGAAGTACGGCTACACGTTCGAGCACGAGGCCACTTACGACAAGATGGTCCTCGTTAACGACGCGGTGTACGTGGCGCACGACGAGAAGGGCTGGCACGCTACCGGAGCGCAGTTCCAGCGCCCGTTCGTGTTCAAGTCCCTGTTCGGGTCGGATGTGGAGCCGCACTACACCATGGCGGACTACACCGAGACCCGACAGGTGCACAAGGGGGCGCTGTATCTGAACTACGGGACGGAGGAGAACCCGCAGCGCGCCTTCGTGGGGCGAATCGGGTCCTTCGTTCCGATGAAGGACTGCGCTCCTGGGGGCATCCTCGAGGTGCTCCGGGACGGCAAGTACTACAGCGCCCCTTCGAGCAAGGGGTACAGGTGGATGCTGGAGGAGGACGCGCAGTGTTACGGCACGGACCGCGTCGACGACACGTTCGCCCTCGCCAAGGCCGCTGAGGCGGTCAGGACGATCGAGAAGTACGTTCCGATGGATGAGCTTCTGGCGTAGTTTTTTGCACGGCGCATAGTGAGAACAATCAGCCACCCTGAAAGGAACACTACCATGTTCATCTTCAACTTCATCTTCTCCATCGCCAAGCACCTCATCGTCCTCGTGGGGACGATCGCTTGCTGCGCCTTCGTGCTCGGCAAGAGGTCGCCCTTCGACTGGGCTGCTAAGCGTATCGAGAGGAGGAACCACAAGAAGAACGCCTGCACCTGCTCCTACTGCCACCACTGACACCTCAACCCTCCTGACCCGCACGGGCCAGGAGCTTTCTCGGGGCTGATATTCCACATGGGCCATAGTGAGAACAATCAGCCCCGAGAAAGGACCCCGCCATGTCCAACGCCCTCGTCTCGATCGTCATGCACGTCGCCGCGATCGTTGTGACAGCCGCCACGCTCGTCGTGGGCTACCTCGTGTGTCTCGTCATCTTCGTCGCCACCGCGCCGATCCTCGCGATCGTGCGCCTCGGCGGCGGGAAGGAGACGGCGGGTCGCCTTACGGCGTGGCTGCTGACCAGAGTCGCGACAACCACCGCGATCTTCGAGACGATGGCCGAGCACATCACGGCCACGCTCATCTGACCAATCTCTACCCTCAGTCCCGCACGGGCTGAGGCCTTCAGGAGGACCGTGCTCGTACAGTTCCTGATCTTCATGACCCCGGCGGTCCTGCTGGTGCTGAGCCTCTTCATCGAGATCCGTTTCGACAGTGCGGCCGACTGGCTCGAGGCTCTGGCCTTCCTGGGGTTCATGATCGACCTCTATATCCTCATCAACTGAAAGGAAAACCATGCACATCCTCATTCCGTTCGGAGGCGCCTGCCTGGCGCTGTATCTGGGCGGTTACCTCATGACGCTCTTCGCATTCGTTCTCGACAAGATGAACGCCAAGAAGTACGGGAAGCCCGCCACGTGGCTCTTCTGCACCGGGTTCCTGATCATGACCGTGGCGAGCCTCTTCACGATCGTCGCATTCTTCGTCTTCTTCTCGAACGGGGGCATCTGATGGCTCGCGAACGATTCACCATTGAGGGGACCCGTCTGATGTTCCCGAACTTCTCGGGGGCGCCGGACAGGTTCAACCAGACTCCCAAGCCCAACGCATCGGTCGTCGTCCCGCCGGAGATGGTCCAGGAACTGACCAAGCGCGGATTCCGCATCCGACACCTCGACGGTCGCGAGGGATTCGAGGACGACAACGGCCTGGACCTCCTGGTCGTCAAGGCCTCTTACGGCGGGCGTGGCGACCCCAAGATCGTCCTTCTGATGGCCGAGGACGGCACTCCGCCCCAGGAGTGGTCCAGGCGCCTCCTGTCCGCCAAGGAGGTCAGCGAGATCGACCGCCTCGACATCGACTTCGTCGACGTCACGTTCACCCCCTACGAGTTCAGAGGGTTCACGTCCGCCTACATCGACTCGATGTACGTCGTCTGCCGGCCCGACCGTCTGATGACGAAGTATGGCATCTGAGTACCTGGACGAGGAGTGGGCTCGAGTCACGAACTGGCCGATGGAGATCTCATCTCACGGTCGGATCTACTCGATCAGCGCCCACAAGTTCCTCAAGCCGGCGCGCCTTCACGGCGCCATCGGCGAGGACTGGTACGTGCTGTGCGGGGGGTCCTGGCACAGTGTGAGGCGGCTTGTCTCGCGCTGCTTCGGAATCGAGCTTCCCAAGGAGTGGGAGCCGTATTTCGACAAGACCCCCCGCTACAGGGCGGCCCCCTATCGAGGGAGGGTCGTCCACACGGAGACGGGGACCGTATTCCCCAACGCGAAGGCCGCGGCGGAGCACTTCGACATCTCCGCCGCCACAGTTTCCAACGCCATTCACGGTCGTACGACTCGGCCGAGACTCAATTTCAGAAAGGAACAGTCATGAGCGTTCGGCGATATTCCGTGGTGCTGTCCGCAGCGCCGGAGGGGGAGCTCGACCTCTTCCTCGAGGAGTTCCTGCCCGAGGGGTGGGGGTACCGAGCCAACCCGTACGGGGAGAACGTCCTCGAGCTGATCGCCGACAAGGGTCAGACCATCGGCGCCGCAGCATCCACCTGGATCGTGTACGACCACCGGAAGCAGAAGCTGTTCGTCAAGGACAGGGGGTTCATCACCGGAGTCTGCGGCAGCATCGAGCCGCTGCATCTGTCCCCCTACCGCATGGTCTTCTACGTCTGAAAGGAGAGGAAACCAACCATGGATACCAACGACAAGGTCAAGATGAACATCATCGGCCGTGACGACGAGACCAACGAGGTCAAGATCCGGCTCAGCATGGCCTACGGCATCAAGAGTTTCGAGAAGGAGGTCAAGTGAACGCCCTCGTCGTCTCGATCGTCTCGTCCACGGCCCCGAAGGAGGTCCTGGACTACTTCCTGGCGGGACACGGTCTGTCCTGGACCGACATGCCGCCTCTGACGAGGCGAGTCGGGTACTTCGCGTACGAGCCCGGCAAGACGGTCGTCTCCTGGATGGATGTGACGTCTGTTCTGCGCAGATGGCCCGACATCTTCACGGGAAGGATCACGGCCGAGCATACCGTCGTGTCCACTCCGTGGCGGATGGATCTCTTCCGAAACGGCTGAGTCCGTGCCCTCGAGAAAGGAACACGCCATGGGGCGCAAGATCATCTACTCGATCCTGGCCACGGTGGCGCCGCAGCAGTTCATCGAGCTGTGGTTGCGCATCTTCGGCCTCGACGAGAGCAGCCTTCCGGAGGTGCCCGAGACCGACGACGTCTGCATCTACGTCTACTCGGCGGAGACGGGCAGGGTCGAGGTCCAGAGGTACGGACCCGGACGCGACGACATGCCCGATATCTGGCTGAAGACTCGAACAGGATACGTGTGCACCATCCAGGGCTGGTGGACGCACTTCTACAAGGAGGAATGATGCTCGATCCGAATGAGCTCGTGCTCTGCTACGAGGGATTCAAGACGAAGGTCCCCACTCGCAAGAAGGTCCGGGACAGTCTCGCCAGCTTCTTCGAGGACCACGGATTGTCCCCGAACGACTGGTTCGCGTGGAAGGGAGGGGTTGACATCTTCGAGCCACAGCCTTACACCTGGCGAGCTGGGAGGGAGATCTTCTACTCCTATCTCACCGGGGGCTTCATCACCACGCCCACGACGACCACGCCGGACGACCTCATCACCGTTCGCAGGCGCGTCGCTCCCAACCGGACGAAGTACTACATCCGGGCGGAGGACGTGGAGATCTGGGTGCCCTGCCCGGAAGAGGGGGTCCAGATCTCGAACCGAGGTCGGGTGCGATGCCGAGAGGGCAACCACCTGCTCAAGATCCGCTCCGGCGGGAAGGTCAGCGGGCAGTGGGTCATGTCCGGCGGGAAGACGGTCTACGTCCGCGATCTCATGCGGAAGTACATCTACACCATTCCGGGAATGGAATAGATGATCGAGTACGCTCTCAAGAAGCTTCGTCCGGCCCAGAGGGACGCTGTCGATCGTATGCACGACGGCTGCGTTCTCCTGGGCCGGACGGGCTCCGGGAAGACCATGACGGCGCTCGGGTACTGGCTGAAGGCCCATCCTAAGCAGTACCTGTACATCGTCACGACGCCCGCCAAGCGGGACGCGATGGAATGGGAGGCGGACATGGCCAAGATGGGCCTTTATCTGCCCCCCGAAAGGGTGATCTCCTGGAACAAGATCAAGGACTTCGAGTACCTCGAGAGCGCCTTCGTCGTATTCGACGAGCAGAGGGTCTCGGGGTCGGGCAAGTGGGTGAAGTCGTTCCTCAAGATCGCCAAGAAGAACGACTGGATCCTGCTCTCCGCCACCCCGGGGGACGTCTGGATCGACTGGTTGCCGCTGTTCATCGCGAACGGGTTCTACAGGACCAGGACTCAGTTCACCGACAGGCACGTGGTCTGGGACCCGCACACGAGGTACCCCCGGATCAAGCGCTATATCGAGGAGGACCGCCTCGAGAGGTGCCAGGAGGCGATCTGCGTCTATCTTGCCTCGCCGAACCCGATCTCACGGATGGTTCATGACGAGCTGGTGTCGTACGACTCGCGGAAGTACGCCGAGGTCACGAGGAAGCGCTGGAACCCTTTTGAGGTTCGGCCGATGATGGATGCCGGTGAGCTCTGCCGGGTCCAGAGGCGCATCGTCCTGGAGAACGTCTGTCGTGAAGAGGCCCTTGAGAGGCTCCTCAAGGGGCATCCGCGGGCCCTCGTCTTCTACTCGTACAACTACGAGCTGGAGGCGATCAAGGCCGTCTGCGAGCGTCTGGGGCGCTCCTACGGGCAGCGCAACGGTCACCGTCACGACCCCGTCCCCGTCTCGAAGGAGCCGTGGGTCTACATCGTGCAGTACCAGTCCGCCGACGCCTGGAACTGCATCAGCACCAACATCGCAATCCTCTACTCACTGCCATACTCCTGGCGGCAGCAGGAGCAGGCGATGGGGCGTATCGACCGGATGAACACGCCGTTCGACGAGCTCCACTACTACCGTCTCATGACGGACAGCACGATCGACAACGCAGTGCTGGCGTGCCTCGATCGTAAGGAGACCTTCAACGAGAGGGTCTACGAGAACGCGCAGAAAGGAGCGCAGCAGTAATGTACGAGTTCATCAAGAAGGTCAAGCGGTTCGAGGTCAAGTGGCCCGAGAACTGCACGGCCGAGTGGGTCGGGAAGATCCTCAAGCGACGCCTCACGGTCGGGGCGTTCGACGCCATCCCGCTGCGGGACGACGACACCTGGGAGATCTACTGGGAGATCGAGCACATCCCCACGGGCAAGATCACGGAGGTGCGCTGCGGCAACGACCTCCAGGCCCTCGTGAACTGCCAGGGGCTGCTGCCCGAGAACCCCCACTGGGAGCACGGGATCGTGGCCGAGTTCGACGGCGAGGAGATCGTGGCCGAGTGGTACGACACTGCCGTCGCGAGCGACCTCGAGGAGCTGGCGGCCCGGACGAACTACGTGGTCGCCGTCACCGAGAAGGGTGTGACGATCGACGGGCACGTCGCCCCGCGGGACCTGAACGGACGTCCGGCGTGCCTCATCAGGCACCGTGACGGGTCCCGGCAGTGGGTGACGTTCGCCGCCATCGTGGACGCCCTCGCGGAGGAGATGGGCGCCGAGGCGAAGGCCGTCTTCCCCGAGCGGGAGATCCACAACCCCGGCGAGGTCCGAGCGGACTGGTGGAGTCGGGACGAGGCGGAGGCCCGCTGGTGAGCAACACCGACGTCTACTACCCCGCCCTGCCGGAGGGGTACTTGACGGGCCACAGCGAGGCCACGTCGTACCTCTACAAGGTGGAGCTGAACCCGGGCGAGTGCGACTGCGAATCGGCGATCTGCCGGTACGGGCTCGTGCTCGCCCGGGAGGGCGACTATGCTCTGGTCTCGCCGGGCATGGGGCGAGTCATCATCTACAAGCCCAAGGACGTCCCGGTCGACATCGTGCCGACGTACTTTGGCTGCTGGATGCTCGTCAACGACCTGGACAAGCCCCTCGGCCTGCGACTGGCCAAGGCGCCCTTCAGGCTCGATCCCGGCCTTGACCTGATCGACAACGCGCGGGCGGCCCACCAGTGCCGTCTGCGGTTCGACATGGCGACCCAGGCACCTACTCATATCTGCAAGCGACTCGCAATCATCTGAGAAAGGAGCACAATAATGCGATCCATCATCAAGTGCGCCAGGACCGTCCAGTTCAACTGGGTCCCCGGTCTCGCCATCGAGGACATGGCGGCGGACCTCGTGTCTCTGCTGAACGATGGTACCATCGCCCAGTGGGGTGTCGACACCGACAGCCGGGGTTACCGCATCGACGTCTTCATGCCCGACGGCATGGTGTTCGAGCTCCGGCGGGGCGACAGCCTGCGCTTCGAGTCCGGCGGGCCCACTAAGAATCGTGAGGCCGCCGGTATGGAGCTCGGAAACCCCGTCCTTGAGGATAGGAGGCGGTTCGACAAGTGCCGGGGGCACCTCTACAGTCCCAACGACATGAGTGATCTCACCTGCCTGACCTCGTGCTACGACGCGAAGGTGGTGGTCGAGAACGGGACGATTCGCGTCAACGGGCAGCTGGTCCATCTCGACGGGACGATTCTCGCGACCAAGGAGGTCGTCCGTCCTCTCGAGAGCTGGGAGTCGGACGAGACGCTCTGCATCCTGTTCGACGCCGACAAGATCGTCGATCGGGACTGACACTACACGAAAGGAACAGAATCATGCTCGATATCGGAACGGTCAAGACCAGCGTCTATGCCCGCTGGCCGAAGGAGTTGAACTTCGACGAGGTCCTGGAGCGGCTGATCGACGAGTCACCCAAGCTCCTCCAGGGCGTTGCCGTCCACTGGGAGACGACCTGGGACAGTCACGAGGACGAGAACGGTGGTCACTGGAAGATCATCTTCCGCGCCCACGGCAGCGACGCCTTCGCGCCCCTCGAGTGGGGGAAGGGGGTCAAGATCGAGTTCGGACAGGCCTCTCCCATCGAGAGGATCGGATGGCGCGGGGCGGGCGTCCTTCGTGTCGGTGAGGCGTACCGTCTCATCGGGCGTGCCTATGACCTCAGCCGGATCGACGACCTGTACGAGCTGGACCGCGGGCACGACGTCCGCCTCGAGAAGATGCGGCTGGTCATCGACGGCCACCACGTCCACGAGGACTACGGGACCGTCGTGGAGATCGTGGGGGACGAGAAGCTCCGGTACGACGTCGGACGCCCCTCGATGTCGGAGCTGCGGGAGAAGTACCTTCCGATCTACAACGAGATCACCAACAACTGAGCGCAGGAGAAAGGAACATATCATGCGCATCGTCCTGAAGAGGCACACCGGAGTCGTTGTCCACTGGGGCAAGGACGACTCCCTCGGAGACGTCTGCAACGCCCTGGAGACCCTGCTGCACAAGAAGATCGTGGAGTCGTTCATGGTGACTAAGAACTCCGAGCTGGCTATCGCCGCCAGCATCGAAGTCAAGGTCCCTGGTGGGGCTGTGGGGCTGCTGGAGCGGTGCCGTCAGATCCTGATCGACGGCGACTTCGTCCAGACCGTTTGGGAGATCCCCAGCATGATCACGCACGAGTGCGACAGTCGGCTCCTGAACTGGGAGGGAACTTGCGAGACGGTGCTGGCCCGTACGTACAACCCTGCGGACATCGAGCAGCTGCGGTCCCTGTCCAGGACGATGGGGAACCGGATCGAGCTCGAGTTCTGCGACGGTCGGCTCCTCCTCGACGGGGTCCCGGTGTGGAACGGAGACATCGTCGTGATCGGCGAGACCGAGCCCTGTACGATGAGGGTGGAGGTCCTGGGCGAGAAACTGGACGACAAGGACCTCGCTGAGAAGTTCGGCGGGGACCGTGTGGAGTTCGTCAACCGCCACTCCTGGGCGGTGTGACATCTCATGAGGAGAAGCTCTAAGGAGTGATCCTCGCTCTACTCCCTTCACAGGGGGTAGAGTTTTGCCCCGTATGTCACAAGAACATCAATTTTTACAGGGGGTATAGTGAGAACAACTAGAAAGGAACATCATGAATCTCTTCATCAACACCGCTGTCCGCGAGACCATCCAGGCCCTCGACACTCTCACTACTCAGAAGGAGTACTGGGAGCGCGAGCTCAAGGTTACGTCTCGCTGGAACCCCCTGCGGCGTCTCGAGATCAAGGATACCCTCAACACCCTCGACACGGAGATCCGTGTGCTCAACGAGTCTCTCTCCGCCACGCCCGCCCTGGCCTGGTGACAGAGACCCGGTGACCACACGGGTCACCGTCTTCGCCTTTTGCAGGGGATAGAGTTTTCGCATGGCGTATAGTGAGAACAACTATCTGAAAGGAATCCGCAATGGACCTCACCGAACTCATCGACAACCACATCCTTCCGCGCCTCAGCCCGCGCGCGATCAAGTTCGTCGCCCGCAACTCGTGGGGGCGCCCGTGCAACCTCCGAACCCGACTCGTCATGCGCATCGCCGAACTCGGTTTCTCGCTCTACATGCCGAAACCCGAGTTGGTGTACAAGCGAGACGATGAGGGAGACCTGGTTGCCGTGTACCCCGTGCGCTACCGCCGGCGCAACCTCCTGATCATTCCCATGCCCGGGATCAGGTGCGTTAGGGTGTACGTCGTGTGCAACGCCATCTGCCACCTCTTGAAGAAGTGACATCTCGACGCCAATCCATCACAAGGATTGGCGTTTTTGGCCTCGGCATGTTCGCCCTGGGCTGAAAAGTTGTGGCCCAGTTTGTAACGCAAACCTGGGCCAGAGGTGGGCCAGTGGCCCAGTTTTCTGGGCCATTACGTAATACGAAAATCGGTCTTGGCCCAGTTTGGCCCAGTTTTGGCCCAGTTTGGCCCAGTTTTGGCCCAGTTTTGCTCAAAAGTGGGCCAGGACTTTTCGTTGGAATGACGCGGAAAAGTCGGGGCTGGCCCAGAATGGCCAAAAACTGGGCCACAAGCTGGGCCAGGACTTTTCGTTGGAATGACGCGGAAAAGTCCAGGTCGTGGCCCAGTTTTGAAGAACTTCCCATTATCGTATGAAGAGTTTTAGTACTTATATAGTAGAATAGGGAAAACTGGGCCAAACTGGGCCAAACTGGGCCAAGGCGTGTAATACGAAACTCCAGCCCCTCCTTCCACAAGACTAGGCATGCGACTCGTCCGGCTCACGCGCCCCGTACGAATCACACACCCCATAGTGAGGAACTACTACGAAAGGACACCTCGCAATGAATCCGCTTCTCATCGCTAGCCTTGCCCAGACGTTCTGGACCGGAGTCATCTCCGGCTTCGCCACCACCTCCGCTCAGGAGGCGGTCAGGAACAAGCCGAAGACCGAACTCCAGCTCACGCTGGATAAGGCGCGACAGACCGCGATCATCGTCCGCGTCCCCAAGACCAAGTAACCCTCGACCCTCTACTCCCGCAAGGAGTAGAGTTTTCACAAGGCCTGTAGTGAGGAACACTCAACCGAAAGGAACCATCATGTGCTTCACGCCCTTCGATCTGGTCATTGTCCACCTCCTCGGCCTCTTCGTCGGCCTCTATGTCTCCCCCCGGCTCATGCCCGGCTGGGACAAGAAGCCCGCGACCGGCCCGATCGAGAAGGACATCGACCAGGCGATCGCCATCGCCAATGACCAGTCCAACGCCAAGTAACCTCGACCCCTATCCCCGCACGGGATAGGGTTTTCACACGCCCCATAGTGAGGAACACTCACCACCTGAAAGGACCATCATGGACCCCATCACCATCGCGCTCTCCGTCGCGACTCTGTGGACTTGCTACATGACCGATAAGGCTGCTCGCTCCGCGACTGCCGCGACCGCCTACGCCGAGGCCACAATCAGCATCGACCACGGAATCGAAGAGCTCGAGCGCAACCTCGAGTCCAAGATCAACCAGCAGAAGTAACCCTCAACGCTCTATCCCACATGGGATAGAGTTTTCACTATGCGCCGCCTTTACTACTGCGCCTCAGTAGTTAAAACACACGGCCCATAGTGAAGACCATGTTGTCTTGACGACCTATCGCAGGCCGTCAGGCCTCTACGGACTTCAGGTCATGGAAAGGAGCAGTATATGACCATCCCGCCGCTTGAGCGCGACTTCCAGCGCCGCCTCGTCACCAGACTCCGCGACGAGTTCGGCGCCATCGTCCTCAAGAACGACTCCGCCCATCAGCAGGGCATCCCCGACCTCACTGTCCTCCTTCCCGGAGGAAAGGTCGCCCTCCTCGAGGTGAAACGAACCGAACCCGCGCCCTCGGACTACCAGCCCAACCAGGAGTGGTACCTCGAGAGGCTCCGGGGGATGGAGCACTACACCGCCACCATCCACCCGGGCAACGTGGAGGAGATCCTGGATGCGCTTCGCTGACCATCCGCGCCTCCAGGGCGAGCACGCCTTCCTGGGGGCTTCGAGGTATCACTGGATCAACTACTCCGACGAGCGCCTCGCGGCCGCATATAGGACGGCCCAGGCCGCTGCGCTGGGCACAAGACTCCATGCCCTCGCCGCCGAGCACATCCGACTGGGTATGCGCATGCCCAGGAACCGCGCCACGTTCAACATGTACGTGAACGACGCGATCGGCTTCAGGATGACGCCCGAGCAGGTCCTGTTCTACAGCGTGAACGCGTTCGGGACCGCCGATGCCATTTCCTTCGAGGAGAAGAACAAGCGTCTGCGCATCCACGACCTCAAGACGGGGACCACTCCCGCTTCGATGGCCCAGCTCCACGTCTACGCGGCTCTGTTCTGCCTCGAGTACGACAAGAGCCCGTTCCAACTGGATATGGACCTCCGCATCTACCAGAATGACGACATCCTCGTCGAGGAGACCGATCCGGAGGAGATCGCCCGCATCATGGGCGCTATCAGGCATTTCGACAAGATCATCGAGGAGCTCAAGGAGGGGCAGTGATCATCATCGACGAGAATGGCGACCTCCACGTCGAGCACGCCGGCACACCGCACGAAGGGTCCGTCCCCCACTCGGGACGCTACAAGTGGGGATCCGGCGAGAACCCGTACCAGAGCTCCACCACCTTCCTCGCCGAGGTCGATCGCCTCATGAAGAAGGAGGGTATGAGCGAGGTCGAGGCCGCCAAGGCCCTCGGGATGAACACCGCCCAGCTCCGGGCCCGCAAGACCGCGGCCAAGAGCGCCAAGCGGGAAGGGGATATCGCCATCGCCCGCCAGATGCGGGAGAAGGGCTCCTCGTATGGCGCCATCGCCGAAAGACTCGGCGTTTCGGCCGCCACCGCCAAGAAGCTCGCTGAGGGCGGCATCCTCACCAAGACGACGAAGGCCCAGGAGGCCAAGGCCGTCCTCGAGGCCGCCGTCGCCCAGGACAAGTTCATCGACTACGGCCTGGGCACCGAGATCGCCCTCGGCGTGTCTACCACTCAGCTCAAGACCGCGGTCCAGATGCTCAAGGACGAGGGATACGAATCGTACACCCTCCGTGTCAAGCAGCTGGGCCGCAAGGAGCAGTTCACCGAGCTCAAGGTGCTCTGCCCGCCCGGGACCACGTTCAAGGAGGCCATCGCCAACAAGGCGAACGTCAGGGCCCCCAGAGTCACCATCGACGAGTCGGGTCACGTCATCGGCGCCCTTCAGAAGCCAGTGTCCGTCTCCTCCAAGCGCCTCAAGGTGCGCTATGCCGAGGACGGCGGCACTAATATGGACGGCGTTATCGAACTCCGCCGGAAAGTACCCGGCCTCGAGATCGCCAACGGCCGTTACGCCCAGGTCCGCATCCTCGTCGACGGCACGCACTACCTCAAGGGCATGGCGGTGTACTCCGACAACATGCCCGAGGGCGTCGACATCCGGTTCAACACGAACAAGAAGCGCGGCACTCCTCCGCTGGGCCCTAAGGACCACACCGTCCTCAAGCCCATCGACAAGAACGACCCCACGAACCCGTTCGGGTCGACAATCACCCAGAAGCGCTACATCGACCCCAAGACCGGTCGTAAGCGCCTTTCCGCCCTCAACTATGTGCATGAGGAGGGCGACTGGGACGACTGGAATCGCGCTCTGGCCTCCCAGTACCTCGGCAAGCAGCGCCTCTCCGAGGCCAAGAAGCAGCTCGCGGTCACGCAGAAGCGGATGCAGCGGGAGTACGAGTCCATCATGGCCATCACCAACCCCGTGGTGCGTCGCAAGCTCCTTCTGGCCTTCGCCGACTCCTGCGACGGCAAGTCGGTCGACCTCAAGGCCGCGGCTTACCCGAGGCAGGCCTCTCAGGTGATTCTGCCCGTCCCGAGCATGAATCCCAAGGAGGTCTACGCGCCCAACTACCGTCACGGTGAGACGGTGGCCCTCGTCCGGTTCCCGCACGCCGGGCCGTTCGAGATCCCGATCCTCACCGTGAACAACAAGCACATGGGCGCACAGCGCCGTGTGGGCAAGAACGCCCGGGACGCCATCGGGATCCACCCGTCCGTCGCCGAGCGACTCTCAGGGGCGGACTTCGATGGCGACTCGGTCCTGGTGATTCCCAACAACGACGGCAAGGTCAAGTCCTCCCGCCCTCTCAAGGGGCTCGAGGGATTCGACCCGAAGAGCGCATACCCCTACCGACCCGGTATGAAGGTGCTGACGAAGAAGTACACCCAGAAACAGATGGGTGTCGTCTCCAACCTCATCACCGACATGCAGCTCAGGGGCGCCACCCCCACCGAGGTGGCCCGCGCCGTCAGACACTCCATGGTCGTGATCGACGCGGCCAAGCACCGTCTCGACTACAAGCAGTCCGAGAAGGACAATGGCATCGCCCAGCTGAAGAAGAAGTACCAGCCTCAGGGCGGTGCTTCCACTCTGCTCAGCCGTTCGAAGAGTCCCGTGTACATCGAACAGGAACGACCCCGTCGCGCCTCAGAAGGCGGGCCTATCGACCCGAGGACCGGGCGCAAGGTCATGGTTCCGACGGGAGCGTTCAAGTACAAGAAGTACAAGGACCCCAAGACCGGCGAGTGGGTCGTCACCGACGAGAAGGTCATGGAGATGCAGACCGTCCCCAAGATGAGTCGTGTCTCCAACGCCCATCGTCTGTCATCGGGCACTCCTATGGAGTCGGCCTATGCGGATCACGCCAACGCCATGAAGGGCCTGGGCAACCAGGCTAGGAAGTCCTCCCTCCGTGTTGGAAAGACCCCATACTCCCCGACAGCGGCACGCCAGTACAGCCCCGAGGTAGAAAGCCTGAGGGCCAAACTGAAGCGGGCCTATGCCGGCAAGCCCCTTGAGCGTCAGGCTCAGGTTGTGGCTAATGCGAAGTTGCGTCTCGCCATGCAGGATGACCCCGACCTCCGGGACGATTTGGACCGCCGGGCCAAGCTCGAGAGGCGCCTCATCGCTGATGCTCGTCTCAGAGTCGGTGCTGACCACTATCGTGTCACGTTCACTGACAAGGAGTGGGAAGCCGTCCAGCACGGTGCTATTACGGAGAACTTCTTGAGCGAACTCATTGCGAACGCTGATGCTGATCACGTTCGTGAGATGGCTTCACCACGAGCCAAGACTGTTCTGTCCTCGTCCCAGCAGGCCACGATCAGACAGCTCAAGAATCGTGGTTACACGAACGCCGACATCGCTGATGTTCTGGGTGTCTCTGGATCCACCGTACGCAACTACATGGCTGAGGAGGGCTTGTGATGGGTGTCTACATCACCACGTTCGACAATCCCTACGATCCTGCTGATGAGTTCGACGATTGGCTTCGCTTCGACCGAGTTCATGGTTATGGAACGCTCGAGTTCTTAGCCCGACTCACCAACTTCGGTGATGAGTCTTCTGAAAGTTCTCAAGACGAAGACATCGAAGCTGCGATTGATACGATTCTCGAGCTCGACGGTTCAGGATTCTACAAGAAACTGGTTCGAGAGGACTAGTCACCGGGCTGGCGACGGCTCGACACTGGGGGGAGGTCCGGCGAAAAACCCACCCCCCAGTGCATCGCCGCCCCCTGAAAAATATCCCCGAAGGGATTTTCGAGGAGTCCGCGGTCGTTCCGGCGTGCGCGCGTCTTTCGTTCCTTTCACGCGCTCCTGGTCAGCATGTCGGAGCGGCCGCAGGCTCCTCGAAACCCCTACAGAAAGGAAGGAATCATGGGCGCAAGTCGCCGTAAGCCGTCCATGACGCCTCCCGTCTCGGACGAAGCCCTGGAGAAGAAGCTCGTATCCCTGGCGATGCAGCGCGCTCAGGAGCTTCTGGAGACGTCAGACCCCCCTCCCAGCGTGGTCGTGCACTTCCTCAAGCTCGGTTCGGAGCGCGCGAAGCTCGAGAACGCGAAGCTCGAGGCCGAGGGGCGCATGCTCGCTGCCAAGGAGAAGGCTCTCGAGGCTCAGGCCCGTACGGACCAGCTCTTCGAGGACGCTCTACACGCCTTCGCCACCTATCGCAGCACCGCACGGGGTCCCGATGAGTAAGCATCGTACATATAGCGACCTTATTCGTCTGGACACCTACGAGGAGCGGTACAACTACCTGAAACTCCTCGGAACGCCGGGCCGCGAGACCTTCGGCTTCGCCAGGCGCATCAACCAGGCGTTCTACCAGTCCAAGGAGTGGCGGAAGGCCCGTCTGAGGGTCATAGCGCGCGACGGCGGCTACGACATGGGCGTGGAGGGATATCCTACCGGTCCGGCGCCTATCGTGCACCACATGAACCCTCTCACCGAGGAGGACATCGTCTCGGGCGACCCCGCGATCTTCGATCCGGAGTTCCTTATCTGCGTGTCCCACAACACCCACAACGCGATCCATTACGGGTCGTTCGATCTTCTCCCGCAGCCGGTCGTGGATCGTGCGCCGGGGGACACCGCTCCCTGGAGGCAGAAGTGAGCTCCATACTCAAGGACGTCAAGCAAGCACTCGGCATCGACCGCGACGACCGGTCCTTCGACGTGGACATCTGTCTCCATATCAACTCCGCCCTGTCCGAGATCCGACAGATCGGCCTCCCGATCGAGCCTCGATGCACGGACGACACGCTGGAGTGGGAGATGCTGTACGTGGGAACCAATCTGGACATGGTTCGGGAGATCGTTGTCCTGCACTGCAAGCTGGCGTTCGACCCGGCGTCATATTCCTTCGTCAACGCCGCCTACGAGAAGCTTCTCGAGGAGAGCAAGACGAGACTCGCGTACGAATTGGAGGTGTCATGACCGACACACTTGCCCATTACGGCGTCAAGGGCATGCACTGGGGCGTCAGGCGCGAAGGCACTCGCGGATCCACTCCGCCGTCGGCTCGTGCGCCCAAGTCCCAGAGCCTCCTTCCCGGCAAGAAGAAGGCCAAGGCCGCTGATCACGAAGAGGAGGCCTCGCCTAAGCGTCCTATGACCGAGGCCGAGCTTCGATCCGCCATCAACCGCATCAAGCTCGAGCGGGAGTACGCCAATCTCATGGCCCCTCCCCCCAGGGAGAAGTCGGAGATGCGGAAGATCGCTGAGGCCGTCGTCAAGGACTCGGTCAAGGCCGCCGGGACCAAGGTTCTCACCGGTGCGCTGACCAACGTCATGACGAACGTGCTTCCTCCCGGCCTTCGTGAGGCTCCGAAGAAGTCCAAGACCGATGAGGTGGCCGAGAAGGTCCTCAAGGGCCTTAAGGGCGACCAGAAGAAGGGCAAGGGCGACGACGGCGGGGGTAAGAAGTCTTCTGGAGACGGTGACGCCCCTAAGAAGCCCTCCGGCGGAGGCGACAAGAAGCCCAACGAGCGCGGCAAGTCGTCCTTCGGCACCCGCGACGACGGACCGGAACTCGACGAGAACGGGTTCGTGAAACCGAGCCAGCCGTACACGCCACGTCGTTCGCGACCCTCGAGCGGAGGATTCAAGAATCCGTTCGGTCGGCGCCAGAAGACCTCCGGTTCTTCGCAACCTCCTCCGGTTCGGGTTCCGGATGCTACGGTGAGACCCAAGCCGACAACGCCGGAGTCTCATGCCCTCCCGTCCCCGGGAAGCGCGTCGCAGGGCCGCCCGGGGCATTCCGGTTCGGGTCGCTCTTACGACAACGACGCCTCGAACGCCGATCGCAAGGGCGGGAGCGCCGAGCAGGGGCGTCCCGGGTCCACCGGTAAGCGCAAGAAGCGCCGGTTCGGGTTCGGCCACGAGGGTCTGGACGGAATCGTCGTCGATATTCTGGGAGAGATCGACTGATGCTCTCCAACACGGCCGTGCCGCGCTACTACGCCGAGTTCCGGAACAAGGTCCTCCGCGGGGAGATACCGGTATGCCGTGAGATCTCGATGGAGATGAACCGCATCGACGCCCTCATCGCCGACCGGAACATCTGGTACGATGATGAGGCCGTCGAGGGCTGGATCAAGTACTGCGAGGCCGAGCTCACACTCACCGACGGAGACCCGCTCGTCCTACTCGACTCGTTCAAGCTGTGGGGAGAGCAGGTCTTCGGCTGGTACTACTACACCACGCGCTCGGTATACGTCAAGGACGGCGACGGCCCGCAGGGGCACTTCGAGCAGCGGCGTGTCAAGAAGAGGCTCGTCGACAAGCAGTATCTGATCGTGGCTCGCGGTGCCGCCAAGAGCATGTACGCCAGCACGATCCAGAACTACTTCCTCAACGTCGACACCTCGACCACGCACCAGATCACGACCGCCCCGACGATGAAGCTCGCGGAGGAGGTCATGAGTCCGATCGCCACGGCGATCACCCGATCTCGGGGCCCGTTCTACAAGTTCCTCACGGCGGGGTCCGTCATGGCGACTTCGGCGAAGATGGGGAACAGGAAGCTCCTGGCCAGCACCAAGAAGGGCATCCAGAACTTCCTGACGAACAGCCTTCTCGAGATCCGACCCATGACGATCGACAAGTTGCAGTCCCTTCGTCCGAAGGTCTGCACCGTGGACGAGTGGCTCTCTGGCGACACGAGGGAGGATGTCATCGAGGCGCTGGAGCAGGGCGCGTCCAAGGTCGATGGATGGCTCATCGTGGCCACCTCGTCCGAGGGCACCGTCCGCAACAGCGTCGGCGACACCAAGAAGATGGAGCTCATGCGGATCCTTCGCGGGGAGGAGATGGATCCGCACACGTCCATATTCTACTACCGTCTTGACGACATCGCCGAGGTCGCCGACCCCGCTATGTGGATCAAGGCCAACCCCAATCTGGGCACTATCGCCTCCTACGAGACGTACGAGAGGGCTGTCGCGCGCGCGGAGGCAAATCCGGCCCTGCGCAACGACATTCTCGCGAAGCGATTCGGCATCCCCATGGAGGGGTACACCTATTACTTCACGTACGAGGAGACCCTTACGCACCCGCGCAAGGAGTACTGGCGCATGCAGTGCGCGATGGGCATCGACCTGTCGCAGGGGGACGACTTCTGCGCATTCACGTTCATGTTCCCGCTCACGGGCGAGAAGTTCGGCGTGAAGACCCACTGCTACATCTCGTCGAGGACTTTATCGCTCCTCCCGGCCGCCATGCGGCTCAAGTACGATACGTTCATCGAGGAGGGGGCGCTACAGGTCCTCGAGGGGTCCGTCCTGGACATGATGGACGTCTACGACGATATTTGGCGCTTCATCGAGGAGAACGAGTACGACGTCGTCGCGCTTGGGTACGATCCGTACAACGCCAAGGACTTCATCAAGCGGTGGGAGACCGAGAACGGCCCCTACGGAATTGAGAAGGTCATCCAGGGCGCCCGCACGGAGTCCGTACCCCTCGGAGAGTTGAAGATATTCGCGTCCGACCGGCGTCTCCTGTTCGATCAGGATCTGTTCGGCTGGGCGATGGGCAACTGCATCACTCTCGAGGACACGAACGGCAACCGCAAGCTCCTCAAGAAGCGGCGGGACCAGAAGATCGACGCCGTGGCGGCGCTCATGGACGCCTACGTGGCGTACAAGGCCCACCGCGAGCTATTCGAGTAAGGAGGCTCATGGCCATTTCAGACCGTATCAAGCGGGCCTGGTCAGCCTTCCGCCTCGAGGGCCGCTCGCCTGCCGATCTCGGCGGATCCGCGACGTCCGGACGGACATCTTACCTATTCCCGTCGGGCGTCTCCAAGGACGGCATTGTCTCGAAGCTGTACAACCAGATCGCCCTCGACGTCGCCGGCGTATCGTTCAAGCACGTTTACGTCAACGAATCGGGGTCCTACGTCAGCGACAAGGACTCCAGACTGGCCGAGAGGCTGTCGCTGTACGCGAACATCGACCAGACGTGGGAGCGCCTCGTTCAGGAGCTCGTGTGGACGATGTTCGAGCAGGGCGCAGCGGCCCTCGTCGCGGTCGACACCTCGGCCGACCCTCTGACCACCGATTCGTACGACATCGACTCCCTGCGCGTCGGGAGGGTGACCCAGTGGTACCCTCGATACGTCGAGGTCGATGTGTACGACGATCGAGAGGGGCGCAGGCGTCGCGTGATCCTCCCGAAGGAGGTCGTCGCGATCGTGAACAACCCTCTCTACGAGGTGATGAACAAGCCCAACTCGGACCTTCAGCGCCTCATCAACAAGCTGTCCATTCTCGACGCCATCGACAAGCAGTCGGGGTCGGGTAAGCTCGACGTGCTGATCCAGTTGCCGTACGTGGTCAACTCCGAGCTGCGATCCAAGCGCGCCCGGGCCCGTCAGATCGAGCTCGAGCAGCAGATGGACAACAGCAAGTACGGGTTCGCGTTCCTCGACCCGGGCGGACAGGTCATTCAGCTGAACCGCGCCTCGACGAACAACCTGATGGACCAGGTCACTTGGCTCACCAATCAGGTATACTCGTCGCTCGGCGTGGGGGAGGAGGTCTTCAACGGCAAGGCCACCGAGCTTCAGATGCTGACCTATTACAACCGAACCGTCAATCCGATCCTGGACGAGATCGTGAAGGCCATGACCGGAACGTTCCTCGGAAGGACGGCGCGTTCGCAAGGGCAGCGCGTCGCTTGGTTCAGGGATCCGTTCAGGCTCGTCCCGATGGGGCAGCTCGGCGATCTCGCCCAGGCGCTCACCTCCGCCGAGATCATGTCCTCCAACGAGGTGCGCGACAAGCTCGGTCTCATCATGTCCAACGACCCGCGCGCTGACGAGCTCGTGAACGCCAACATCAACAACCAGTCGTCGTCCGACCGACCCTCTGTGGCGAGGCCGTACGCCGACCCGAGAGAGGAGTCATAATGGGAGGTAAGCGCAAGCCCGACGCCTCCGGGTGGGCGACCAAGTACGGTGTCGTCTGCTCAGACGGTCTTACGCTGGCGCCAGGAACCTTCGCCGGTAATGACGGCGGTCAGGTTCCCGTCGTCTACCAGCACAACCACAACTCGATCGACAACGTCCTTGGACACGCGCTGGTCAGGGATCGTCCGGAAGGTGTCCGCGCGGACATTTACTTCGACGAGACCCCGCAGGGCGCCTCCGCCAGGGCTCAGGTCCGATCGGGGACCTTCAACAGTCTTTCCGTGTTCGCACGGAAGGTGCAGAAGGACGGACGAACGGTCGTTCATGCCGATCTTACCGAGGTGTCGCTGGTCCTCAAGGGCGCCAACCCCGAGGCCATCATCGACGAGTTCTACCTCGAGCATTCCGACGGCGAACTCGAGGACACCGAGTCGTTCACGGCCGCATTCGGCGTCCCCCTGTCCCACGCCGACGGCGACGAGGACAGGGGTGAAGACGACGGTGAGGATTCCGACGAGGACGCCCCCACCGTCGCCGAGATCTACTCGGACATGAGCGACCTCCAGAAGGAGGCCGTCACCGAGATCGTCCGAGCAGCGCTCGAGAAGGCCGGAGACGGCGACACCGACAACGATAAGGAGGGAGACGTGGCTCATAACGTCTTCGAAAAGGGCACCGACCTCAAGGCCGACATCGACCTCGACGGCGCCCGGGCGGCCATCGCTCATGACATGCAGACGATGGGCTCGTTCAAGGCCGCCTATCTGGCTCACGCCGAGACCTACGGCCTGTCCAACCCGGAGATGCTCTTCCCGGAGGCTCAGACCACCGGCGAGATCACCGAGCTTCGGCGCGACCAGAGTTGGGTCACTACGCTGCTCAACGGGACTACCAAGCTGCCTTATGGCCGCTTCCGCTCCCGTTACGCCAACCTCACCGGCGAGGAGCTCCGGGCCCGGGGGTACGTCACCGGTTCGCGCAAGCTGGACACCGTCTACGCCACCAACCGTCGTGAGACCGGCCCCACCACCATCTACGTCAAGACCTCGCTGGACCGCGACACCGAGATCGACCTCGCCAACGTCCAGAACTTCGATGTCTGGCAGTGGATGTGGAAGCAGCTCCGGGTCGACATGAATGAGGAGCTCGCCAGGGCCATGCTTCTCGGCGACGGCCGCCCCGTCATGTCCCCCGACAAGATCGACGAGACCGCTGTGCGGCCGATCGTCTCCGATGACGACTGGTACACCCGCAAGTACAAGCTCTCCGACGCCAGCCTCAAGCTGAACGACTCCTCGGTCGTGAAGGAGATCTCGTACATCATGCAGGCGTACCTCGGCAAGGGCCTTCCGTACTTCTTCGGCTCCGCCCAGGCCATCGCTCGCATGCTCTGGATCGAGGACAAGCAGGGGCATCCACTGTACGCCTCCAAGACCGAGCTCGCCGACAAGATGGGCATCGCGGGCTTCGTCTCCGTGCCGCTCCTCGCGAACGCGCAGGTCACTCTGGAGGGCGGTACTCGCCAGGTCTTCGGCGTTCTCGTCAACCCGAGCGACTACTGCGTCGGCAGCAACAACGGCGGTCAGCTGACCAGCTTCGAGAACTTCGATCTCGAGGTCAATAAGCGTCGCGCCCTTCTGGAGACCCGTATCTCGGGCGCTCTGCGCGATCCGGGCACGGCTATCCTTCTGACCGGCACTCCGGAGCCGCTGACCGGCGTCATGGTGCCCGACCCGAAGAAGGCCTCCGACCCGCAGCTGCCCATCCTGCGGTAACATGCGATACATCGGCGAGATCGGGTTCGCCGAGACGCGCGAGACGTCCCCCGGTATCTGGCAGGAGGTCATCACTCCTCGACGATACCGGGGGACGGTCCGCACCGCGTCGCGCAGATACAACGACGGGGATTACGTCAACGGGTCCCTCAAGACGAACGCGGTCATCTCCATCCTCGGCGACGACTACGCGTTCAAGTATCTGTTCGCGATTCGCTGGTGCATGTGGATGAACACGCTATGGACGGTCGCGTACGTCGACGTCAAGCGTCCCCGTATCGAGTTGACTCTCGGTGACCGCTACAATGTTCAAAATGGAGGGTGAATCGTGACTCCGGAGGAGAAGCGCCTCGAACTCCACGCCACGCTCGTCCGGCTTCTCGGGAGTTCGAACGTGTATCACCAGCCCCCCGAGAATCTAGCGCTCCGCTTTCCGGCCATCATTTACGAGCGAGTGGACTACGACGTCGAATACGCTGACGATCGTCCGTACCACTCCGTTCGACAGTGGCAGGTCTCGGTCGTGTCGCAGGAGCCTACCCATCCGGTCGTAGACAAGCTCATGGAGCTGCCCACGGCCAACTTCAAGACGAGGTACGTCGTTAGCGGTATGCAACACGACGTGGTCACGATCTACTACTAGGAGGTAGCAATGACTGCACTCACCTGGAACGAGTCCGGAAAGCGTTACGGCGAGACCGGCACCAAGCAGGGCGTCATCTACAGGAAGGACTCCGCGGGCAAGTACACCGTCGCGGAGGCCTGGGGCGGTCTCACCGGCGTTTCCACCGAGCCCGAGGGCGGGGAGGCGAACGACAATTACGCCGATGACCAGAAGTATCTCACGCTGATGTCGGCGGAGAACTTCAAGGGCACCATCAAGGCCTTCGACTTCCCGCCGTCCTTCTCCGAGTGCGACGGCACCGCGTATCTGGACGACTCCCTCAAGGGCTCGTTCGTCACCGGCCAGGACCGCATTCCGTTCGGCTTCTCGTGGGTCACCACGATCGTCAACGACGACAAGGGCACCGCCTTCGGCTACCGCGTTCACATCGCGTACGGCTGCCTGGCCAGCCCGTCCTCGCAGGAGAACAGCACCATCAACGACTCTCCGTCGCTGAAGGAGTTCTCCTGGTCGTTCACCGGCACCCCCGTCCCCGTGCCAGGCAAGAAGGCCTCTGCGTACCTGTACTTCGACTCTCGTTACGAGAAGCCGAAGGTCATGCAGAAGCTTCTCGAGATCCTGCACGGCAACGAGGCCACGAACGCGGCCCTGCCCACGCCCGCCGAGCTGATCACCCAGCTCAAGGCCGCGGCTCAGTAGAAAGGCTCCAGGGAATGCTCCAACTGCGCATACCCGCCGAAGAGGGATGGGACTCGGAGGCGGAGACCTTCATTGACTTGCCCGAGGTCACGCTGCGGCTGGAGCATTCCCTGGTCTCCCTGTCAAAATGGGAGTCGATCTGGCACAAGCACTTCCTCGGTCGAGACGACCTCACTCCGGAGGAGATCCTGTCCTACATCCGGTGCATGTCCGAGGAACCCCTCGCCGACGAGGTTCTCGTCCGCCTCCGCTCCGATGACTTCGACGCCATCACCAATTACATCAAGGAGCAGCGGACGGGCACCTCCATCACCGAGCGCAATCCGCGTCCGGGTTCGTCTCAGTATGTTACGTCGGAACTCATCTACGGTTGGATGGTGGGGTGCCAGATACCGCCCCAGCCCGCGGAGACATGGCATCTGAGCCGACTTCTCACACTCATAAGGGTCTGCCAGATACAGCAGGACCCCAAGCCCAGCAAGATGAACCAGAGCGATTGGATCGCGGAGCGGAATCGTCTTAACGCCCAACGCCGCGCCGCCAGGAGGAGCAATGGCTAAGATCAAGGGGAGTCTGGAAGCCGCCAACACGACTCTCATCCTGACACTACTGGCGGACACCAGCGCCAAACTCGCCGCCGAGCGATGGCGCATCCCCCCCCACGTCGAGGTCGATTTCGAGCTCCCGGACGGTTTTTACAACGTCGAATCCGTCGGCGGCCTGTTCGACATCGAACTGTGCAAGATCGTCGGCGAGATCGCGCCCGACAGTCTCGTGGGCGTCGGGTCCGGGGGCGGTGGAGGCACTGCCGGACCGGGGTCCTTCCTCAAGCTGAGGGCTGGCGACCCGGTGCCCGCCGGCACGCCTTCCGGAACGCTCATCGTCAGAGTGTCATGAGCGCCAAGATCCGGGGCATCGCCCATGGCAGTGCGGCGAATGCACAGGGGACCAAACTCACAGTGGCGTCGCGCCCCGGTGACACGGCTGTCCTCATCGCCGCCGCCCAGCTCACGGCCCCTGGGAATGTCTATAGTCCCCCGGAGGGGTGGACGGGTACGTCCCAGGCGCCGATCGCGCCGACTGCGAGGTCCGGCTACATCGCCTGGCGACGAGTCACCGACCCGTCCGACACGACCGATGTCCTGTGGTACAACCGAACGGCCATGTGGACATCCCGTCAGAACGCCGTCATGATCGTGTTCGAGGGCGAGCTGGAGGTCAAGACCACCGCTTGGCAGACGTCTGTTCCGGCCGTCGGCGAGGACACATATTTGATCTCGCAGTCGCATGGCCCCATGTCCAACGCTCTTATGGAGTGGACTGGGTCTGGCGATATTCTGTACGACGGCAAGGACACGGTATCCACTACCGCCTCCTGGTCCGCCCTGCGGGTCGGCTTGACGTCCTCTGCCCCCGCCATGGGTTCTGGGCAGGCCCCTGCGGCTTGGTGCGCTTTCACCGCCAAGGTCGCCCTCGCCCCCACGCCCGGATGCTCGTGGTATCAGAACGGCAACGAGGTTCCCGCGCGCGTCTCGGTGTACGAGAACGACACGGAGAATGTCGCGTCCAAGGTCGGCGTCATGCCCACCGGGCCGTCGTCGGTCGCCGAGCTGCTCAAGATCCCGAACTTCGTGGTCGCCCACCGGGGCGGCTCGCTGGGCTGGAACGAGAGCACGCAGCAGGCCTATACCGACTCCATGGCGTACGGCGTGGACGCCCTCGAGATCTCATGCGCTCGAACTTCTGACGGGGTCTGGTTCGCCAACCACGACAACAACCTCAAGTCGCTCGGCGGCCCCGACAAGGACACGTCGACCATGACCTGGGCCGAGGTTCGCGACGCCATGGCGCATCTGCCGGACAAGATGCCGTGCCGCCTCGACTGGCTGCTCGAGACCTACGGCGAGTCCACGGTTATCGTCTTCGACCCCAAGAACAACCACCCTCGCCGTGACGAGTACTTCGAGATTCTCGCCCCTTACAGGGAGCGCATTCTCATCAAGTTCTTCGGGAACTTGTTCTCGCTGTTCGACGCCGCCAGGGCCCGCGGTTTCGCGGCCTGGGGATACGCATACGAGTCGAGCAAGACCGCGCCCTGGTGGAATGAGTTCGCCAGTGGCGCGCATCTCGATGTTCTGTCGATCTCGTGGGACGCCTCGAAGGAGACTTACGACCAGCTTCTGCTCGCCGGCAAGCCGATCGTGTCACACATCACCGGGTGGACGAACCAGGCCCAGGCCGCCGCCGCGAAGGGGGCGACGGGCACCATCGCGTCCGGCGTCAAGAACTTCAAAACCATCCAGGTATAGGAGGAGCCAATGGCAACCACCGTCAACTACGGGAACAAGTTCAAGGGCGACATCGTCGTTCGCCCCGCGATCGTCTCGAAGGAGGATCTGCTCAAGCCCGGCCGTGTTCTGAACAAGACAACGCCGCAGATCCAGCTCGAGGCCGGCATCTACATGTTCGAGTTCCTCGACACCAGTATTCCGCCCCAGGCCAAGACCATCTCCGGTACCGGGACGATCGGCGTCGAGACCGTCATCCCCTGATCATGGCCAGAATCGAGGGAAGACTCGGGCGGATCCGTTGCCGGGTCGTCGCCACGCTGGTCACCGACCAGAGAGTCGGTTTCGTGCTCGTTCCCGACGAGGACACTTCGGTCGAGGTTCCCGACGGGCAGTATCGCATCGACGTCACCGACTGGACGAGCGAAACGTACGTCGTCAGCATTCACGGTACCGTATCACCCGACGAGATCGTCAACGACAGGCTTCCGCTCACGGGACTCCGTATCGGATGCATCGGCGATTCGTTCACCTCGGGTGAGAACGGCGTTCCGGAATACCTGGGTGTCGCATCGGTCATGTGCAGGACCATGGGGGCCGTCTGCGTTCCCTCGTTCATGACAGGAACCGGATATGTGTCCCCCGGGCAGGGCGGACGGGTGATATTCGGAGACCACGGTCGTCTCGACCGGGTGCTGGCCGCGAATCCCGATGCTATGTTCTTCTTCGGGTCGGTCAACGACCGGACGTCGACGCCGAACGGTCCCGCTGTCGCGGCGGCCGCCCGAAAGGCCTACGAATACGTCTGGTCCAAGCAACCCGATATTCCGATCATCGTCGCCGGAATCCAGCCGACCCAATGGGACGCCACGTTCTCTGGAAACACTTCGTCGATCAACCAGGCGATGCGTTCGCTCGTCGACGTTCTGCACGAGGACCATCCGATCGCCTACATCGACCAGGTCGGAACGTCGGTGGTGAACGCTTCGCGGTTCACTCCGGGAACCGATTACAGCGAGGGCGATGTCGTTTACGACTCCGGGGTCGGATACCGGTTCCTTGCGAAGTGGAAGGGCTCGGCCATCGCCGACGCGCCGGTCATCCGGGTCTCGGTATGCTTCACGGGCACGGGGTCGATCGCCTCCCCCAAGGGAGACGGCAACCGCGATGTGTATCTGCACAACGACGGCACGCACCCGACCTGGTCCGGTTCCGAGGCGTACGGGCGCGAGCTCGCGAGCCTCTTCCCGGCCGCGTTCGCAAGCACGTTCCGTCGACTTCCGCGAACCGAGCACGAGGTCGAGCCTCCGGCGCCGCCAGCGGGTCCGTTCCGAGAGGAACCTCACATCGCCGGATACAACGGGCACTACTGGGACGAGGACAACGTCACCTCCTCGGTCGCCCGTCTCCGTAAGGCGGTCGCCGACGGGGCGGACGGATTCACGTTCTGGGTCCGAAAGACCTCGGACGACGTCCTCGTCCTCTCCGAGCCCAATTCCGTTCCGGTCACCGAGGGGACTTCCCCGGCAATCAACAACACGAGTCTCGCGGACATTCGAGCCGCGAAGACCGCCGGCGGTCCTATCGCCACTCTCGCGGAGGGTTTCGCTCTCTGCAAGGAGCTGAATGTCGGCTGCGTTGTTCTCAACGCCGTGAAGTTCCCGTCCAGCGGCGACCAGTCGTGGAACGTCTCGATCGAGAACGCCATCGCTCAGCTCGCTAAGGACACGTTCGGAGACGATGCTTCGAAGCACGTTCGGTTCTACACGGGCGTCGCGGACAACGGAGGCAGGACACGGTACTCGGCCATCCTGCCCACTGCCAAGCACGTCGTCCACTACCACCAGGACGGACTCGCGGCCACCGCGCCGCCTGACGGCAGTATCGTGTCCGTGCTCTGCACTCTGAGTTCCGCTTCCAGGACCACTCTCGCTTCGTACAAGAAGCCCATGTGGTACACCGGCGTCGCGAATGCCGAACTCGCCAAGTCGGCGAGGACGCTCGGCATCGACTGGAAGGGCTTCACGTTCCGCACCCGTCCGTCGTTGGCGGCTCTTCCGCCCGCGTGAGTTCAAAATAGGAGGTATTCATGACTGATCCTGTTGACAGGCAGGAGACGACGCTCACCCCGTCCAAGAAGGACCCCTTCGAAGACAAGAGCGTTGACGTTCCTCAGACTCCGGAGGTGATCCTGTGAGCGGAGCTCAGGACGTCCTCTATCACGCCGCCAAGCGCATCGGCTACTACGCCCCCGACGACCCGGAGCCGGGCTCGGAGGCCGGCCGGTACTGGGCCCGTAAGACCGGGCAGGCGTGGCTCGCCGGTCCGTCCACCTCGATCTGGTGGTGCATGCTCTTCGTCAGCATGTGCTTCGACGAGGCGGGGCAGATCGACGCCATCGGCGGCTTCTCGTACAACACCGATGTCACTATCGCGCACATCAGGAACCACCCGGATGCGTACTTCGTGTCGGTGTACGACGCGGAGCCAGGTGATGTCGTCATCTTCGACTGGGACGAGAGCACCGCGGCCACTGACCATGTCGGTATCGTCGAGTTCAACCTCGGCGGTGGTGTCCTCCAGACGATCGAGGGCAACACCTCGTCCGGGGCTTACGGCTCTCAGTCCGCCGGCAACGGCGTCTGGCGCAGGCAGCGGTCCTACGGGATCGCCTACGTCATTCGCCCGGCCTGGGTCGAGAACGGATCGTCCGCGCCGTCGGTCTCCAGGCCCTCCTGGTGGATCGACGAGGACGGCGTGTGGGGGGCTCAGACCGGTGCCCGTTTCCGCGAGGTGATGGGCTTCCCGTCGAACGCCACCTGGACCGAGACGTGCAAGCGGTTCCAGACGTTCCTCAACGGTGCTCTCGACGCCTACGAGATCAAGAAGCTCACGGGCGACTACAAGCTCGAGGTCGACGGCATCGACGGGGAGAACACCTGGAAGTGCTTCCAGCACTGGTGGAACATGTCCGACGTCCCGGGTGACGACTCGACCCTCGAGGTGGACGGCGTCCAGGGTGTTGAGACCACCACGAAGGTTCAGAAGACCCTGAACCACTCGTGGGCGGGATCGGGCGGCCTGGCCAAGGCCTCCTGACCTCAAAATGGGAGGCATCACGCTCGAGGCGAGCGGCAACTACTCCAACACGACCACCTGGCTGCAACGGATCGGCCGCATGTCGATCGAGCAGCAGCTGGCCAGGTACGGTTTGAAGGGAGTGAAGGCCCTCGCCTCGAGCACCCCCACCAGGACCGGGAAGACGGCCGCCTCCTGGTCCTACTCGGTCTCCCGCAATGGAGACACTTGGACTCTGTCGTGGAACAACGACAACATTCATCACGGCGTTCCCATCGCCATCGTCCTTCAGTACGGTCACGTGACCGGAACGGGCGGATGGGTGCAGGGCAGGGACTACATAAATCCCGCGATAAAGCCCATCATGGACGAGATCGCGGACGGCGTTTGGAGGACGGTGACCAATGGCTAAAGTCGAAGAGCGGGTGGTCTCGCTCAAGTTCAAGGCCGAGCAGTTCCTGAGCGGCATTAAGTCCTCTCTGGACGGTCTTCGCCAGCTGGATGCCGGCCTGAACAAGAACATCGCCACTGACGGTCTGAGCCGAATCAGCCAGGCGGTCAAGAGCATCGACCTGGAGTCCCTCGGCGTCTCCGCTGAGAACGTCGGGACGAAGTTCAGCATCATGGCCAACGCCGCCTCGGTCGCCATCGGCAACCTGGCGTCGAACGTCATCGGGAAGGCCGCTTCGGCGGTCAAGAGCTTCACCCTCGACCCGATCATCGACGGGTTCAAGGAGTACGAGCTCCAGCTCAACTCCACCCAGACGATTCTGGCGAACACCGCCGCGAAGGGCGAGAATCTCCAGACCGTCACGGCGGCCCTCGACGAGCTGAACAAGTACGCCGACGACACGATCTACAACTTCAGTCAGATGACCGCCAACATCGGTCGCTTCACGGCGGCCGGCGTCGGGCTGAAGGACTCGGTCGCGGCCATCAAGGGCATGTCGAACCTCGCCGCCGTCATGGGCGCGGACAGCCAGCAGGCCGCTCACGCCATGCAGCAGCTGTCGCAGGCGCTCGCCACGGGCACGGTTCGCCTTCAGGACTGGATGTCGATCGAGAACGCCTCCATGGGCGGCGAGGCCTTCCAGGAGGCTCTGAAGCGCACGGCCGCCACCTACGGCACGAACGTCGACGCACTGATCGAGAAGAACGGATCCTTCCGCGAGTCCCTCAAAGAGGGGTGGCTCACGTCTCAGATCATGATCGAGACGCTGACCCAGCTCACGGGCGACCTCTCGGACGAGCAGCTCCGTTCGATGGGATACACCGACGAGCAGATCGCCGATATTCAGCAGTACGCGGCGATGGCCAAGTCGGCAGCTACCGAGTACAAGACCTTCTCGCAGGTCGTCGGCGGCGTTCAGGAGGCGCTCGGCTCCGGCTGGGCCTCTTTCTGGCGCCAGATCGTCGGCGACCTCGACCAGGCCAAGGCTCTGTGGACCGCCGTCGGCAACGCCATCACCGGGCCGATCGACGCGTTCTTCAATGCGCTGTCGTCAGTCACGGCCGAGTTCGTCGAGCTGGGGGGCAGGACGTCGATCCTCAACACGATCGGTAACCTGTTCAACTTCATCGCGAAGCCGGTCCGCGCTTTCGTCGGCGGGTTCAAGGAGGCCTTCGCCGGCTCTCCCGCCAAGGCTCTTGCCACGGTCGCGCACTTCCTCGAGAAGATGACCGGCGCGTTCGTTCTCAGCGACTCCGCCGCCGAGAAGCTCCGCCAGACCTTCGCCGGTCTGTGGAGTATCGTCCACATCGCCACGATCCCGTTCGCCCAGCTGTTCAAGCTGGCGACCTGGGTCGGCGACAAGTTGCTCACGCTCGTAGGCATTACGTCCGGCGCGGCGTCGACCGGCTTCTTCTCGCTCACCGCGGCCATCATGAAGCCGTTCTCTGCTCTGAACAAGTTCCTGTCCGCGCTCGACCCCGTCGGCAAGGCCATCGACTTCCTCAACCCGAAGTTGAAGGTCGCGTCCGATTGGATCTCGGGGAAGTTCGGGAGCGCGTTCGAGACGGCCAAGGCCAATGTTCTGAAGTTCAAGGACGCCGTCGGCGAACGGATCTCCGAGCGCCTCGACGCCATGTCGACCGGAGCCAAGAACTTCGGGCAGAGCGTTAAGAACTACTTCGGACCCAAGCTGTCCGAGGCGGGCGCCTCCCTCAAGGACTTCCGCGACGTCGTCGGCGAGAGTCTGTCGGCCAAGCTGGCGGACTTGAAGGAGAAGCTGCACGCGATCTCCACGATCTTCTCGGCGGTGTTCGGAAACCGCGATCTCGGCGTCGCTCTGTCGCCGTTCGCGGAGAAGGTCAGGGACATCGCCGAGGCTCTGCACAGCGCCTACCTCAAGGTGCGTGAGTTCGCCTCCGGAGTCAAGGCCGCGTTCGGCGATCACATCACGGCGGGGCTTGAGAAGCTGAAGTCGGGCGTTGATTCGCTCACCTCGAAGCTGACCGAGAAGCTGAAGTCGTTCAAGAAGCCCGAGATCGACACGAGCGGTCTTCAGGCGCAGGCCACTCAAGCGGCGCAGGCCGTCACGGCCCCCGCGGCCCAGGCGGCGGAGACCGTCTCCGAACGCGCCAAGTCAAAATGGGAGGCGTTCACGGAGTGGGTCAAGACGAACGTCCTTCCGGTCTTCCAATCCATCAAGGACAAGGTCGGCCCGGCCATCTCGGCCATCGGAAAGGCGCTCGCCGCCATCGGCAACGGCTTCAAGAACGCGTTCACCATCGACGAGAACGAACTCGGCCTCATGGGGATCATCCACTTCCTCGTGACGGGCGGCCTCGTCGTGGCTCTGAACAGGTTCGCCAAAGGCGTGAAGACCGCCGCCGACGCCATTGCTGAGCCCCTCAAGGGAATGGACAAGGTGTTCGAGTCCTTCAGCGGCGTCCTTGACTCTGCTGCGCAGAACATCAAGGCCAAGTCGCTTCTCACGATCGCGGCGGCCATCGCGATTCTGGCTGCGGCTTTCTGGGTTCTGTCGAACGTCGACACCAGCGGCTCGGTCAACGCCATGGTCGCAATGGGCGTCGTCGTCTCGCTTCTGCTCAAGGTCATGAAGGACCTGGATAAGATCGAGACCGGCTCCGGGAAGATGGCGGCGGTCGGCGGTGCGCTCATGCTTGTCGCTGGCGGCATGCTCATCATGTCCCTGGCGGCGGCCAAGCTCGCCGAGGTCGACCCGATCGGTCTCATCCAGGCCACGATCGCCATGACGGTGCTCATGGAGACCCTTCAGGACATCTTGAAGACCATGGACGACCTCGACATGAACGCGGTTAGGACCGGGCCGATCCTCGCCACGGCCGTGGCTCTGTACATCGCCGCCTTCGCAGTGGCGAAGCTGGGCAAGATTCCGCTGATGGAGCTGGTCAAGGGCACGCTTACGGCGAAGTACCTGTCCAAGTTCATGGGCGAGTCGATCGCACTGTCCAAGAGCCCCGGAACAGTCAAAACGGGAGCCATTCTCGCCACGGCCGTTGCACTCTACGTGGCGGGGCGGTCCGTGTCGAAACTGGGCGAGCTTCCACTGGGTCAGGCCCTCCAGGGTGTACTGATCCTCAAGGTGGTTCTGACCGAGATCGGGAGCACCATGAAGGCCTCCGCCTCGATCACGCCCGGATCGGCAGGTCCCATCCTGGCGATGACGGTGATGATGCTCGCCATCTCGCATGTTCTCGAGTCGATCGGATCGCTCGGCTGGGGCGAGATCCTCAAGGCGGTCATCACCCTCGACCTTGTTCTGACCGAGCTCAACATCGCCATGAAGGGCGCTATGAGCAGCGCCGCAGGAGCATCGAACCTCCTGATCGTGGCGGCCGCCCTGTTCGTCATGGCCCATGTACTCAAGACGCTGGGGGGAATGGACCTCAAGGCTCTCGGCATCGCGCTCATCGCCCTGGCGGCGGGGCTCGCGGTGGTCATCACCGCAGGCTACCTCGCCGAGAAGGCGGCTCCGGGGCTTCTGGCGCTGGCAATCGCCTTCGCGGGCTTGGGGATCATCATCACGGCGTTCGGAATCGTCCTTCTGGGGCTTACGAGCCTGTTGACCGTGGTCGCGGCCGTCGGTGCTCCGGCGTTCGCGATTCTGGCCGGGGGCATTCAGCTTCTGGCGTCCACTCTACCGGCCATCGGTCAGGGCGTCGCCATGATGTTCATCGAGATCCTGCGGACCATCACCGATAACAAGGACGTGATCGTCCAGGCCATCATCGCCATCGGGCAGGCCCTGTGCGAAGCCGTGATCGCGCTGGCTCCTCCTCTGGGGCAGGCGATCATAGCCGTCGTCACGGAGCTCTGCAACACGATGGTCACGATCGCTCCGACTCTGATCGAGACGGCCATTACGATCCTGCTCGATGTCCTCAGGTCGCTCAGGGACCACGCCTACGAGTTCGCAGTGCTCGCGATGGAGTTCATCTACAACTTCCTGAACGGCCTTGCGGAGAAGATCGGTGACGTGGTCGACGCGGCCATGAATCTCATCATCTCCTTCATCGAGGGCCTCTCGGAGGCAATCGACAAGTACGAGCCGCGGCTCCGACAGGCCATCGTCAAGCTCATCAAGGCCATTGTTCGATTCCTGGCCGGACTCGGCACGGAAGCGCTCAAAATCGGAGGTGACATGGTCAAGGGGCTCTGGAACGGCATCGTCGCGGCCAAGGACTGGATCGTCGGCAAGGTCAAGGGCTTCGTCGGGGGGATCGTCGACGGCGTCAAGGGCGTTCTGGGCATCGCTTCGCCCTCGAAGGTCATGGCCGGTATCGGCGGCTACATGGTCGAGGGCCTCGCGCAGGGGCTCGACGAGAACGGGAACCGCGCCGTGGATGCGGCCGACAACATGGCCGCCAACACGGTCGACGCCTTCAACAAGGCCATCAAGGACGGGGTTGACGACGAGCTCGGCTCGTTCAATCCCACCATTCGCCCGGTTCTGGACATGAGCGACATCAATCGCGATCTCTCGAACCTGCGCTCGATTCCTGTTCCCGCGCAGGTTCAGGGCGCATCCGAGGCCGCCATGTCCCGAACTCAACAGAACGCGGAGGCCGTCGCGGGCATGCGGCCGTCCATCACGTTCAACCAGACCAACAACTCGCCCGAAGCCCTGTCCGAGGCGGACATCGCGAGGAACACGAGGAGTCTCGTGGCCCGCCTCGAGTACATGTAGGAGGAATCATGATCCGAGCCATATATGTGGAGTCGGCGAACGGGACGGCTGCAACCCTGAGCCTCTCGGATCCATGGGGCATCGGCGTGGCGGTGCTCAAGATCGACGGGCTGGGCCCTGTGAAGAGCGACATCTTCGTCACTAATTACGGGGCCCGGTCCGGCGGCTACTACAACGGATCCCGAGCTGGCACGAGGGACATCACATTCACACTCAAGCCTCTCGGGATCGACATCGAGCGGATCAGGCTGTGGCTGTACCGCCTCATGCCCGTTCAGGAGAGTGTGAAGCTCGTCTTCATCACGGACCACGGCGAACTGGAGACCAATGGTTACGTCGAGTCCTTCGAGCCGGATATTTTCAACAAGTACTCCACGTACACCGTCAATGTCCGGTGTCCCGATCCGTTCTTCACCGAGACGGGATCTCTGATCACGACGACAGAGGTCCTGACCGACGCCGGCCCGCTGTTCGAGTTCCCGTTCTCCAATCCGACTTACGCTCCGGAGATCGAGTTCAGTCGGAAGTTGCCGAAGTGGAAGTACTACATCACCTACGGCGGTCAGGTCCCGGTCGGAATGACACTCGCGATCAAGCTGGCCGATCGTCCGGGCAATGAGGTGATCATCGAGGGCGACCGCGGAACATACTTGCGCGTCCAGAACGTCGGAGATCTCATGCGCCCCAACGGGACGGTCACTGTCGTGTCTGAGGTCGGGCACCGGTCCGTCAAGTACAGCTCGCCGAATGGCGACAGCATCGTCGACCTCGCCTGGACCACTTGGGAACAGGGCGACTGGCCGATTCTGTATCCCGGTGAGAACTCCCTGACAATCTACACCTCTGGCCGCACGGGATACACGGCCACCGTCCAATACACCAAGAAATACCTGGGAGTCTGATGTGATATTCACTATCGAGTCCGGCTATCGCTGGAATCTCGGCGGCGATCACTCCAACGATATGGTCGTCGTCGACGACTTCTACTCCGCGGTGTGGACGGAGCGGTTCGGCGACGTCGGGGAGGCCACTCTCGAGCTCCCGATCGGGTACTATCCGCTGGCGCTCGACGCCAGGAACTACCCGAACGGGCACTATCTGCACTTCTCCGAGTCAACTCACGTGATGAACCTCGTCTCGAGCAAGATCGTCGTGAAGGGAAGCGAGCCCCGCGTAGTCCTGTACTACAAAGGCGTTGAGAACATGCTGTCGTTCAGGCGCATCAGTCTCGGTCCTATGGCCTGGCCCTACTACGAGACCAACCCCGACCCGGCGGCCCGCAAGACCCTCATGGACCTGCTCAGGTACGAGATGATCGACCGGTATCCGAATCCCTATCTCCAGATCTGGCAGGATCCTCGGGTCAGGGAGTCCTCGTTGTCGGTTTTCAAGCTCGATTTCAACGTTGGGGACACTGTCCTGGACGCAATGCTCGCCTCGTGCGACCGGAACACTCCGTTCCGCTATCGACACGGCTTCGACTTCATCACGATCGGCAACCAGCGCCGGGCCTGGCAGCTCCGGATCCTCCCGGTCGAGGCCCCGGCCACGTTACCCGACTTCACGGACTACATCGAGTCTCTGGAGTTCGGGATCAGCACGACCGACTACGCCAACGCCGCTCTCGTCGAGATCCCGAAGATCGAGGAGCGCAAGTCCCCCGGTTCGCCGGTCTACGACGACTTCAACGTCGTCGGCACTCGCGTGTTCAGGTCGCCCACGTACAACGAGGACAACGTCCACAGCTGGAACAGAGTCGAGAAGTACCTCAAGTACAACCTGGACGGTATGACCTATAAAGAGGCCTTGACAACGCTCTCGTATTTGCATGACGCGTGGACTCAGATAGGCACTCCGAATGACGTCGGGCTGGCCAAGAAGATCATCCAGTCGCAGTCCCGCATCCATACCGTCGCGACCACGCCGGCGACATTCTCGGATGACCTCGTCTACGGAAAGGACTACAAGCTCGGGACGCTGTTCCGATGGACACCGTACCTCGGCTCCGGAAAGGTCCGTTCCGGATGGTTCGGGCTTCAGACGGAGTTCGAGGCCCTGATCTCGGAGTTCACCTGGACCTTCGACCAGAGCGGGGTCAAGAAGACACCAGGAATCAAGATGTAGGAGGATATTTTGACTCAACGCTATGGGTTCTTCGACTCCGACAACGGTGATCGAAGGTACTCGGCCCTTGACATGGGGCGCATGTTCGACGGAATCATCACGGACGGGATATTCGCCAATTACATGGGAGCCTTCAGGGTCTCGCCGCATGTCGGGCTGTCGGTCAAGATCGCCCCCGGACGATGCTGGTTCAACCACCGATGGTTCGAATGCGACGAGACCATCTACCTGGGTCTCGTCAGTGCGCATGCCACGTACGCTCGTATCGACGCGGTATGCGTCGAGGTGAACGAGTCCCCGGAAGTTCGATCGGTTAGGCTCCGCGTCATTACGGGTACCCCGTCGTCCGCGCCGAGCACCCCGGAAGGGATTCATACCGACGTTCTCAACCAGTACATCATTGCGACCGTCAGAGTGCCTTCGAATGCGACGACGATCGACGCCACGATGGTCATGGACAACAGGGGTGGAAGTCAGTGCCCGTGGGTCGTCGCCCCGTCGACCCCGATCGACACGACCGAGGTGCTCGGCGACATTCGCGCCAAGTGGGAGAGCTGGTTCAGCACGGTCAAGGACGCCGCTCTCAACCCGCCCGACGCGAACGTCAAACTGGCTGCGATCGAGAGCGACATCAAGACCATCAAGCGGGATTGGGACATCTCCATGATGCGCCCCGGAACGCCCGATGCCTCGAGCATGGTCCCGTTCATCAATCGCCAGTTCGAGACCGAGACGGCGGCGATGTCCCAACTCGGGTTCATCGCGTTCGCCCAGCAGCCGGCGATCCACAACCAGATCTTCAGAGGTAACAACCTGGGAGATCGGATCACGAACGCCCAGCAGCAGGCGATCAAGTCCGGGCGTTTCGACGATCTGTGGCTCGGGGATTACTGGGTTCGCAATAACGTACGTTATACCATCGCCGGATTCAACTACTGGCTCGGACAGCCCGGGGTTCAGAACAACCACATCGTCGTCCTGGCGCGCGACCTGTTCGACTCGGTTCAGTTCAACACCGGCGACATGACCGACGTTACCAACACGTATATGGTCGCCACGACGCTGAACCAAGTCGCTTACAACAGGTTCGTGGACGTCTTCGGCACCGACAAGATCATGCCGAGGCCGCACAACTACGCGACTCAGTTCGACAGCAAGGGACCGTCCCAGTTGTCGACTCGGAACGTCAAGGTCTCTCTCATGCAGCCGGGAATGATCTCCACCTCCGGCGTGGGCGCGATCATCAGGGACACGTATACGATCAACTACTTCAACGACACGATGATTCTCCCGCTCTTCCTCGCCAAGCCGGACTGGCGGAACACGACGTCCAACCATTGGCTGAACTACGTCTATGGAACCAGGCACGCCGCGGTCATCAGCACCATCGGCGCCATCTCCGCAGTCGAAGTAACCAGCCGGGCTGCTTGCTATCCGATCGCGGCGGTGACGGGCTGAGTGCACGCTCTCGAGCTGTTCCTGACCATATTCGGGTCGGTAGCCGCCTCGTCCGGGTTCTGGTCGTTCTGGGCCCGCAAGGCCGATAATCGCGCGGCGGTCGACCGTTTGATCCGTGGTC